AGATGTACCGGCTGTTCCTGCCGATCATGCGCGACTTTGCCCATGCGCGCGAACAGGTGCTGCGCACCGATGGCGAACTCAACGGTCATGTCAACGTCGGCATGATCGCCTCGGTCGCGCAAGGCGTGCTGTCGGATGCCCTGGCGGAGTTCGCCGCACAGCACCCCAAGGTCACGATTACCGTTACGGACGGCTATAGCGCGACGCTGGCGGACCTGGTGGCGGCGGGCCAGCTGGACGCCGCCTTCATCAACAAGCCCCGGCGGCCGCTGTCGCTCAATGTCGAACACGTCGCCGACGAAGACGTCATCATGGTGACGTCGGCCACGCATCCGCACAATCTGGCCGCGACGATTCCCTTCCGCGAGGCCGCCGCCCTGGAGCTGGCCCTGCCGACGCGACAGCATGGCCTGCGCGGCATCCTGGAAAGCTTCGCGCAGGCAGAGGATATCGACCTGTCTCCGGTCTTCGAAATGGACTCCATCGTGTCGATCATCAAGCTGGTGGAGCGTACGCGCTATGCGACGCTATTGCCGCGTGTGGCGGTTCGCAACCACGTGTCGCGCGGCGGCCTGCGATGCCACGATGTGGTATCCCCGCGCCTTATCCGCCAGGTGGCCTGCGTGACGCATCCACGGCGGACGCTGAGCGCCGAAGCCGCGGCATTCGTCGCCGTCCTGACCAAACATGTGCGCAGCCTCGCCGACGAGGAAACGCCGGACACGCTGGGCGACACGAAGAGCGCGCCGGACCGCCTCACATAGAGACCGCAGGCTGGCGGCACATAAGATCATCGGTTGGCGCCACATACGGACCATCAGGCAGCGCCATATAGGAAACACGGCTTGGCGGCACGCGCTCGTGCGGCTATCCGTCCACCCTGGCACGCAAGGTATCGAAGGCCCGCAGCACGCGCCGCACCGTCGTGGCGGCGCGCCAGAAGCGGCGCCGCAGTGCGTTGCCCGGCAGCCATAGCGGCCGCACCACTTCTGCTTCCGCCCAGGCGGGCTTCCATCGGCGCATATTGCGCAAACGTTCAGTGATGGTCACCGTCGGTATGCCGCAGGTAGACGCCAAATGCCCCACCCCCGAATCCGATCCGATGAACCATCCGGACTCATACAGGTATGCGGCCAACGCATCGAGCGACGGGGCGTCGACGAAGCGAAATGCATGCGGGTTGGCCCCATCCAGCCACGCCGCGCGTTCGTGCTGCTCCACGACGAACTCGGGCTGCAACCCTCGGCGCGCGAGGGCCTGGGCCAGCTTTTCGTACTTGGCGCGCGGCCAGCATCCCTCCGGCGAACCCGCGGTCGGGTGGATGACGACGCGTTGTCGATGCGTGCGGTGGCGCAGGCCAGGCGGCGGCGCCAGGCCGTTCGCATCATCCCAGGCCGCCACGCCGAACACGTCGCGGGCGTAAAGTCCGAGTTCGCCGACCAGCGCTGGCCGCCCGTGCTCGCGCAGGCGTGCCGCCGCTCGCGCGCGCCATTCATCGAAACAGGCGAACCTGCCTTGCTCGATGGCCCCGCGCGGCAGGGGGCGATCGGCATGCATCTGCACGACCACATCGAAATCGGCCAACTCCGCCGCCGCCCGTTCCGCGGTTGGCACGGGGCGAATATCCAATTGCGGACACCATCGCGCCAGCCTGCTTATCTGCGCGCTGAATACGGTCACATCGCGCCCGGCGCGCGCCAGGTTATTGGCCAGCGACATCATCAGCAGGGAATCGCCCAGGCGCGCGGAAAGCACCAATGCGATACGGCGGGCGGAATGGAAGTCAGTCATTCTGAAATGCGTGCGGCGCGGTGAGGCTAGCGTGTCTACGCGGTAGAGCGGTGCGCAAGCTTACCCGCAAAACCGGGCCGCCGCGACGCCGCGGCCCGCAGGTGGTGCAGCCGGGCACTATCCCCCCAAACGCCAGCGTGGCGGGGGCCAGCACCGGGCGGCTATCCGTGGTCGCGCCTGCACGCCATAAGCGCCGGGACATGCGTTACGGCGCCGCCGCGCCGGCTCCCCTTGATGCGCGGTCGGCGCGATCGGACTCTTGCCGCGCGCCAAGGGAATGGTTGCCAGCTACTCAAAACGGTGTTGCATGATTCTAAAAGCGCCCCCGGATGCAGGCCAATAGAGTGGCTGTTCCTCTTCACCCCAAGGAGCCCACCATGGCGACCACGAACGGCGCATCGACCTACGATTCGACAATGCTGATTCTGTTCTGCGGCAGCGATTACTACGTCATCGACGACTACAACAAGCGCGACCTATATGCGGGGCCGACCCGAATCACGGATACCTGGCCGGAGCTGCAGCATATTCACGTTGCAACCGGGGGGACCGGGACGGCAAAGGGAACCTTCGGCTCGGACCTCGACGCTGTCTACTACGAAGCGAGTTCCAAAAAATTAGTATTTTTCAAAGGCGCGAGCTGCGCCATCGCCGACTACTCCAGTGGCCAGAAACCCACATGGGACCACGGGCTCATAGCGGACTTCTACCAATTTTCCGGAACCGCCCCTACGACAGCCTTCACGGCCGACATTGATGGCGCAGTCGTGGGAAGAGATAGCAATCCGAATGTGGCGCATCAGCTCTTCCTGATCAAGAATGGGTATTATGCCGCCGGACCATCTACGCCGCCCCGGAAAGGCAGTCCGGTGCTCCTGACGTACTCGTCTACGAAGACACAGGCTGGCTGGCCTGTCCCGGAGCAGGACGACACCACCGTGGCCGCGGAGTACGTCTATCCGCCTGGCAGCCAGGTATGGGAGTCGACCCTGTTCGCCACCAATAACAAGAACAGCCAGTCGGTCGACGACTATACGGTCATGTTCTATACCTCCACGCAGAAGAGTGCTGCGCCAGATAAGTTGTGGCCCCACTTCAACGGCGCCCCCATCGATGCCGCGGTGCGGCTGGATCCCAGCTTGTGCGGCTGCGGAAATACTGGCTCCGGTGACCCTGGCTCCGGTAACCCTGGCTCCGGTAACCCTGGCTCTGGTGACCCTGGCTCCGGCACTCCCGGTAGCGGCACGGGACAACCGCTGTGCTGCGAGCTTCCGATGATCCTACAGACGATCTGCAGTCTGACTGCATTGCTGAATAAGGTCGTCGACGCATGCTACCCACCATCGTCCTGGCCGAAGCATCCTTATCCAACCGGTTGCGGTAACGATGGTCATAAGGGCAAGGGATGCAAATGCTCGAACGGACAGGGTTCAAACGGCAGCCAGGGAGGGGACAGCACCGCCATAGTCGACCCTAGCGCTGGCTCGGGGCACTGAGCGTTCCTCGGATCCATTACCGGGAAGTCGTCGCTGCGCCAAGGCATGCAGTCCTCTCCTGGCGCAGCGGCAATGTCGACGCTGCACCCCTGCGACGGATTCGCCGACGGTGTGGACGCGCCGGCTCAAGCTCCGTGGCGGCCGTGGCCAAGGCGCACGGGGTGAGAGTATGAAGATTCAGGGGTGAATGCCTTGCGATGGAGTGGTTCCGCAACCGCATCGAAGCCAAGGTCGTCAGCGAAATCTGGCGACGACATTACAACCAGGTGCGGCCGTATTCCAGCCTGAAAAACCTGCCCCCCTTCGCATGCGGATTCCAGTGAGGCTCGGTTGCCGCATAACCGAAGCCGTTTTTCAAGTATTCAGTTGTCCGAAGATACCGGGCAGGTGAGGCACGCGGCGTGCGATCGGACGCTTGTCGCACGTCAAGGAAATCGGCGCCTCATAGTCAAAACGATGTCGCATGATTCTAAAAGCGGCCCCGGATGGTAAGCCAATAGAGTGACTGCTCCACTTCCCTCCCAAAAGAGCCGACCATGGCGACCACGAACGGCGGACTCGATACGACAATGCTGATTCTGTTCTGCGGCAGTCATTACTACGTCATCGACGACATCAACAAGTGCGATGTATATGCGGGGCCGAGCCGAATCACGGATACCTGGCCGGAGCTGCAGCATATCCAGGTTGCCCCCGGGGGGACGGCAACGGGAACCTTCGCCTCGGATCTCGACGCTGTCTACTACGAAGTGAGTTCCAGAAAATTAGTATTTTTCAAAGGCGCGAGCTGCACCGTCGCCGACTATTCCAGTGGCCAGAAACCCACATGGGACAGCGGGCTCATAACGGAGTTCTACCAATTTTCCGAACACCCCTACACGGTATCCTTCACGGCCGACATTGATGGCGCAGTCGTGGGATTAGGTTGGGTACTGCAGCTCTACCTGTACAAGGAGGGGGATTACACCTCCGGAACATCGAGGCCGCCCCGGAAAGGCAGTCCGATGTCCATGGATAACGCGGGTACGCTGGCACAGGCGGGCTGGGACAATCTGCTGCAGGGCGACAGCATCGTGGCAGCGGAGTACGTCTATCCGCCCGAAAGGCCGCGGGAATCGGCCCTGTTCACTACCCATAAGAAGAACAGCCAGTCGGTCGACGACTACGCGATCATGTTCTTTCGCTCCAGGCAGCAGAATGCTCCGCTGAATAAACTGTGGCCTCACTTCAACGGCGCTCCAGTCGATGCCGCGGTGCGGCTGGATCCCAGCTTCTGCGGCTGCTGAAATACTGGCTCCGGCAACCCTGGCTCTGGTCACCCTGGCTCCGATGATCCTGGTAGCGGCACGGGACAATCGATGTGCTGCGAGCTTCAGCTGATACTACGACCCTGTGGCGCGACGGGACTACCCCCGAAACGGTGGACAGGCGGGCACCTCACGCGGCGGCGCACCTGGCGCGCCGGAGGTGGTCACGTTCTGGGCACAGTCGCCGATGGAATAAAAAACGCCGCTGGCTAGAGCGGCGTAAGTGTTTAAAGCACAAGATTTTTGGTAGGCCCCCCGAGAGTCGAACTCGGCACCAACGGATTATGAGAACGGTCCCGGTGCCCGAGGCCATTGATTTATAAGGACTTTTCGATGATCGCAGCAGAGAGCGAATCGGATCATGGGCTTACAGTCCCCACGTTTTCCCCCACGGTGACCCTCCCGGCTCCTGTAGGTGCTCATGACCACGCCGCACAGCGCGAGTGGGAGCACTATCAGGTAGCCAAGGGCATCGAGCGCTACCGCCGCAGCCTCGTCCGAGAGAACAAGCATGGCAAAGTCACCCAGCGAGACCTGGGAGATGTCACGCACGGACAGCGCATCGCTTCCGAGTTGATCGGGCCGATGGTTGCGGCGGTAAGCGAGTATCAGCAGGCGTTCGCAGACCGGCTCAACAGCCCGGACTGCCCTGACCGCCTCCCCGAGGCGACCACCGCCCTCACCCTGCTGCCGGCGGAGACCATCGCCGCCTGCGCCGTCCTGACCGCCCTGGCGAACCCCGTGGACGCCGGATGGACGTCGGTGCGAATCGCCTGCGCCGCCCGGCTCCGCCATGAGCTGGAGTACCAGGAGTGGAAGCGGGCCGAGGCCGCCGCCGAGAAGGAGCGAAAGGCCACGGGCGAGGACGGGATCAACCTGTTCAAGCTGATGCTCCGCAGGACCAAGGGGGACGTGGACAAGCGCGTCTTCGACAAGTGGTCAAAGAAGTCCGGGAAGCTGCTCAAGCAGCACTGGGACCAGCGTCTCAAGGTCTTCATCGGCGGCGAAGTCATGACGCTGCTGGTGGAGTCCAACGGATGGTTCAAGGTCGAGTCGAAGTTCGAGCCCGGCCAGAAGTACCCGAAAGAAATGTTCGGGATGACGGAGACGGCCCTGGCCCTCACCAGTCACCTCGAAGGGCAGTGCGAATTGCAACGCCCATTCCTGGCCCCGATGATCTGCGAGCCCGCAGACTACGTGGTCGAACCGCAGGTTTCTGCCGCTCTCAACTAAAGTGAATCGCTTACAAGGATCTGTCGCCATGAACCAAACTTACCCGCAAAACATCCTGGCAGACGTGCCCTGCACGGTCGTAATCGCCGGCCGCACCATCCGCGTCGACCTGCCCAATGGCGTGCGCATCGGCGACTCCCATTGGGAGCACGAGGTCGCCAAGCGCGTCGCGCAGGGCATCCAGGACGCCTTCGAAACCTTCCCTCCCCGGAGCCACGTATGAGCCGCATTCCCTGCCGCACTGGCGACGTTAACGCCGCCCTCGAAGCCATGCAGAACCGCGTAGAGGTCGTCTTCGTAGGCCCTACCGGCTCCACCGTCGAGATCTCCGACGACGGAGGCCGCACCTACCCGGTCCGCATGTACATGCCGGCCAGCTGGAACGACGCGGACGACCTCCGAGCGTTCGCCAAGCTGTTCAAGAAGCTGGCGAAGCGCCTGGAGCGCGAAGGACGCGGTAACTGAAACACCCGCCCCATCGGGGCACCCTGAGACGCTGACTGGATACTGAAACCAAATGACGAAACTGAACGGCGGTTACCTGACCCTCAAGACGGACGCGGTGAAGTCGACCGAGTACACCAACACGCACACGTCGGCCCTGGACGTCCCCCTGAAGGGGGCGCACCTGGAGGCCCTGAACCACATCCAGAAGACCCGCTGGCGCATCAACCCGCGCGTCCTGGAGACGGCCCTGGGCGTCAAGGCGCGTGCGATGAACGTCGCTGGCTTCCCCGCCTGGGAAGAGAAGAAGCTGCCGGAGTTCCCGGCGTCGGGCATCACGACCTCGCCGGAGTTCAAGGCGCACATCCGCGAGCGGGAGAAGATCCACAACGAGAACGCCCGGAACGCCGGCATGCGGAAGAAGCTCTTCGACATGCTGGCGATGGCCGACGAGCTGCGGGCATTCCCCGCGCTCTGGTTCCCGCACTACGCGGACTTCCGTGGTCGCTTCTACCCGCGCCCCCAGGACCTGCACACGCAGGGCGATAGCCTCGTCAAGGGGCTCCTGGAGTTCGCGGAGCCGGTAATGACCAGCTCGCGCGGGTTCTTCTGGATGTGCGTCAACGCGGCGAACTACTACGGCGAGGACAAGCTGTTCCTGCATGAGCGGGCGCAGTGGGCGCAGGACCACATGGACGGCATCCTGGCCGTGGCCCACGACCCCCTGGGCGACGTGGACGCAAAGGCGTTTGAGTTCTGGTCCAACGCGGACAGCCCCTGGGAGTTCCTGGCGGCCTGCTTCGCCATCCAGGAGGCCGGCGCCTACCTGCGCGAGCACCCGGACTCCCCGACGTTCCCGAGCCGCATGGTGTGCCGCTATGACGCGACCTGCTCCGGCATCCAGCACCTCTCGGCCCTGATGAAGGACGAGAAGTCTGCCGCGCGTGTCAACGTGCTGCCCACCGGGCGCCGCGAGGACATCTACAAGGACGTGGCCGAGGCGGTGATACCCGAGATCCGCCGGGACATCGTGAACAGCACCACGGCGGCCCTGGCGGCACTGTGGGACGGCCGAGTCGAGCGCAAGACCGTCAAGCGGGCCGTCATGACGACGCCCTATGGCGTGTCGGAGCGCGGCATTCTGACGCAGCTGGTGGCCGATGGCTTCGCTGACCACGTCGAGAAGGGCAAGGACCGCTACGCGGCGGCCGAGTACCTGACCGAGAAGATCGTCGGTGCCCTGGACGAGTCCATCGAAGCCCCGCGCCGCGCCATGGCGTACTTCCGCGAGGTCGCCAAGTTCCTGGAAGAGCGGGACCTGCCCCTCGTGTGGGACACCCCGAGCGGGTTCACCGCGAAGCAGGCGTACTTCAAGACCGACGTGACGCGAGTCACGACGCTGTCCGGGAAGGTCACCCTGCGGCACGAGTGCCCCGAGGCCGGCTTCCAGCCCGGCAAGCAGGTCCTGGGCGCGGCGCCGAACGTGGTTCACTCGTTCGATGCGACCCACCTTGCCCTGGTGTGCGTCGAGATGAAGCGGCGCGGCATCCGCGACCTCGCCTTCGTCCATGACTCGTTCGGATGTCACGCCGAGCACAGCGACGTCCTCCTGGAAGTCACCAAGGACAAGTTCATCGAGCTGTACAGCGGCGACACGCTGGAGCAGTGGCGTCAATCAGTTATCCGGCACTCAGGGTGCCCCGATGTACCCGCAATACCTGCCCTCGGCAACCTGGACGTTGAGTGCGTCCGCAAGTCCGAGTTCTTTTTCTCCTGATATAAAGTGAGTCACTTAGATGCAAGCAGTTAAGCTCCCCTACAGCAGCGTGACGCAGATCGTTGCCGCCTTCAACCAGGGCGCTAAGTTCAAAGTCATTACCGCCACGGGCCATGAGTACCCGGTCTCCGCCATCAAGCCCAGTCCCTCCTACACGGGGTTCAGGGTCGCGGCCGGCGGCAAGGACTACAGCATGTTCAACCCTGACGGGACTCACAGGACGAATGAAAAGCTGAAGCTCGTGGCCGTGGACGCGGCGGACAGGTACGCCAGGGTCTTCGTTACCGAGGAAGAGGCCCAGGCCATGCAGGCGGCCAAGTCGTCCCACGCCCCGGCGTACAGGTCGCCCTTCGCCGCCGACCCGCGCCCGGTGACCTCGAAGGGAGTGCTGGAGCCGCGCAAGCCCGCCCCGTTCCTGCAACGGTACTTCGCTGGAGTCACCTTCCACAACCCGAAGACCCGCGAGATCGTCCATAACGTTGACGTCTCCGGGACCCAGATGGTCGTCACGCTGCGCAACCCGGAGACGGGCGCCCTGCGCACCACGCCTCGCTACAACCTGAACGGGACGCACAAGTTCCAGGCCGACCGCAATCTGGTCGAGGGCAACCCGCCCAAGGCGCCCAAGAAGGTGCGCGTGAAGGTCTACAAGAACGCGATCAACGGCCATCTCTTCGTCATCCGCGAGGGCGAGGTCCTGCCGAACATCCGGGGGATCAGCAACGCCACCGTGGTAGGCAGCACGACCATCACCGAGTAACACCAACCGCCCCGGCCAGTCCGGGGTTTTTCTTTTCCTACACCTGAAACCTGACAATGGCTGACAAGAAGAAGTCCAAGATCATCGAGAAGTGCGTAACCCCGAAGGGTATCTTCAACTACGCATGGCTTGCCAAGCGCGACACCTCGGAATACGGCAAGAACAAGTACAAGTGCGCGATCCTGCTGGAGCAGGGCGTCAAGGAGAACGATGCGTTCGCCAAGAAGCTGAACGACCTGCACAAGGCCGCGAAGGGCAAGGCGGATAGCAAGCCGGCCAAGGACGGCTCCGCGCTGGCCGACGCCGCGATGGAGGACGGTAACGACAAGAAGGAGCGCCTGCGCGGCTTCTGGGTCATCACCGCGAAGTCGAACAACAAGCCCGAGCAGAAGGCGGCGGACGGCAAGACGGACCTGAAGGACACCGCCCGATCCGGCGACTTCGGCCGCATGTCCGTGGCCCTGGCCGAGTACGACACGGGCTCCAACAAGGGCCTGACGCTGTACCTGAACGGCATCAAGCTGCTGGAGCGTCGCGCCGGCCACGACCTGGGGTTCGAAGACGAGTCGGAAGACTACGAGAACGACGACCAGGAAGGCACGACCGACGAGGACGACCAGGACGACGACCAGGACGACGGCGGCGAGCGCAAGTCGCGTGACAACAAGGACTTCTAAGGTCCGTGTGGACGTGGTGCCCATGCCGGCGCCGCGTCCCCGCGCGACGAAGTTCGGGTCCATCTACTACCCGGCCTCCTACTCGGCCCACATGAAAGAGATCGCGGCGAAGCTGCCGCAGGTCGACGAGCCACCCCTGACGGGCGAGCTGGTAGTCGGCGTCGAACTCGTGTGCAAGCCCATCGCCAAGTCGAAATTCACCACGCCTGCTGGTGACGTCGACAACCTCGCAAAGCCGATCCTCGACGTGCTGACCAAACAAGGCTGGTACGCCGACGACCGGCAGATCGTCTCACTCCAAATCCACAAGCGCTTCCCCGCCGAGGGCGAAGAGCCGCACATCACTTTCCAAATCACGGAACGCACATGATTAACGCACTGATCGCCCTGATCCACAAGATCGCCTCGGCGCTGGAAGCCGCTGTCGAGCGTGAAGAGAAGAAGGCCGAGGCCGCCTTCCAGAAGGCCAAGGAAGCCCTGGAGAAGGCCACCGGCCACCGCAAGACCGCAGCCACGGGCGCGAAGACCGCCGCCGCCCTGAAGGACCTCGTGACCATCTATCCGCAGCCCCCGCTGCCCGATGGCGACCCGACGATGGTCCCGGCGCAATACGCCGACAACTTCAAGAAGTAACCAAACAACCCCCCGCCTACAAGGAACGCAGCAATGAAGCTCTCTCCGCAAGCCATCACCATCCTCCGCCACCTCCAGTCGGCGGGCTCCATCACCAACGTCGAGGCACACGCCGTTCACCGTGTCCGCTCGCTGTCGCGCCGGATCACCGAGCTGCGCGACGCGGGTGTCCCCATCGAGAAGGAACGGCGCCGCGACGTCACCGGCCAGATCTACGTCCGCTACAGCCGCGTGCCCGGCAAGCCGCTGCCGAACGACGTCTTCGAGCAGGCATACGGGGGCTCGTCGAAGTGAGCGAGCGCACCGAAAGCATCAAGTACGAGCCGGTCGAGGCGGGTCACTACAGCTGCACCGGCTGCGTGTTTGAAGAGGACGACCGGGCCTGTCTAGCGCACGCCTGCGACCCCGCCAAGTTCCCCCTGGGACACCCGCTGCGTCGCGCGGACGTCTTCGGGATCATCTGGATCAAGAAGGAGCAGCAATGAAGAAGATCGCCGCCGCCATCACGACGGCCCTGTTCCTGGCGACGGTCGCCATGGCCGCCGAGGACATCCTGGTCGACGGCAGCAAGCACCAGCTGCCTTCGCACAAGCTGGACTGGCACGACACACTGGACGTGGTCAACGACCCGATCCACGGCGTAACCTGCTACGTGGCCCGCGCGAGCGATAGCCATGCGATGCAGATGCAGTGCCTGAAGACCCAATGACCCGTTTCCTCGCCTGGATGGCCGCACTCGCGGTCATCGTGTTCGGGGTCGTCAAGTGCAGCGGCTCCGATTGGTATCAGCGCGAACAGGCTGACGCCCGTGCGCAGCAGATAGCCCGGGAGACCCCGCACGTTATCCGCGATAGCGGCGACGGCTGCAAGGTGTACGCCTTCGAGGCCGGCGGTCGCACGCACTACTTCACGCGGTGCCCGGACAGCCGCACTACCACCGAGTCCAGTTGGACGGAGACCTGCGGCAAGAATTGCCACCGCACGATCACCGAAAGCATCCCGAACTAAACCCCGCCCGCTACCCAGCGGGCATTTTTTCGCCTATGCAGACTATGAGCATCCACACCAGCAGCATCACGCAGCACAAGGGCCTGATGCCCGCCACCGCAGACGCGAAGCGGATCCAGTACGAGTCAATGTTCTTCCGCGCGAGCCCCAAATTCGCGGAGGACGAGGGCGATGACCTGACCATCGCGTTCCTACAGTCAGCGTCGAGCCTGTGGGGCAATCTGGACGATTGCATCATCGACACCCGATGGCACTACCTGATGCCCGGGATGTACCCGTGCATCCCCGGCTGGCACGTCGACGACGCACCGCGCGATCCGAAGAAGTACGGCGGCCAACCGGACCTCTGGACCGACGGGGTCGGGCCGGAGCATCTACTGTGTGTGGTCGATACCGGCACCGGCTCCCTCACGCAGTTCCTGGAAAGCGCCCCGTTCATCCCGAAGACGGTCCTCGTCGAGGACCTGGAACACAGCGGCGCCAACTTCTTCAAGACAGCTGACCAGCTCATCGAATTCCAGCGTTCCATGCACAACGGGATCAAGACCACCACCGTGGACCCCGGCGCCATCGTGGAATTCGACTCGCGCTCCTGGCATCGCGGAATGCCAGCGACCGGCAAGGGGTTCCGCTGGTTCGCGCGGATGACGCGCGGGTCGCACCACAAGCCGGCGAACGAGATCCGCCACAACTCCCAGGTCTACCTGACCGATGCCAACCAAGGATGGTAACGAATGACGAAAGAAGCAATCACGACGACGACCCTGAAATTCCGTGGGTACTTCGCCACTCACCTGGGCGGCGATAACTGGATGCTGCGCGGGCGCGGCGAGCGTCGCACGATCAAGCACGCGGAGCTGCAAGCCCTGCTGAACGCCCGTCCCAAGAAGAAGGTGGCCCGCTGATGCAGGAATCGGAGTCGACACTGGTATCGAAAGGGCCGTGCGACGACTGCGGATCCAGCGACGCATGCGCAACATACGATGATGGGCACACGCACTGTTTCTCTTGTGGTGAGACCCGCCAGAACGGGGCCTCGCCGGGGGCAGCAACTGCTGCTCCAAAGCGCCCGAAGGAGCTACTCCCGATTGGCGAGTACATCGACCTCAACAAGCGGTGCCTCGACGAGGCAACCTGCCGGCGCTACGGATACAGCGTCGGTGAGGATCGGGAAGGCGGAGTCGTCCAGATAGCGACGTACTGCGACCCCCTGGGTAACCCGGTGGCGCAGAAGTGCCGTACCCCCGACAAGGAGTTCTTCGTCGTGGGCTCGCTGAAAAAAGCAGGGCTGTACGGCCAGCACCTGTGGCGCACGAAGGGCAAGCGGCTCATCATCACCGAGGGTGAGATCGACTGTCTCTCCGTCGCCCAGGCGCAGTCGCTGAAGTGGCCCGTGGTGTCCGTCCCGAACGGCGCACAGGGCGCGGCGAAGGCCATCGCGGCGCAGCTCGAATGGGTCTCCGGCTACGACGAGGTCGTCCTCTGGTTCGACAACGACGAGCCGGGCCGCGCGGCGGTCGAGGACTGCGTCAAGATCCTGCCGGCCGGCAAGGTCAAGGTCGTGTTCGCACCGGGCGATCTCAAGGACGCCAACGACGTCCTGCGTGAGCTGGGGCCAACCGCAGTGGTCAACCTGCTGTGGGAAGCGAAGGTCTACCGGCCGGACGGCGTACTCGGCGGCGAAGAGCTGACCGTGGAGCGCCTGAAGGCGAAGACCGCCCCGGGATGGCAGACGCCCTACCCCCTGGTCAATGCCATGACGCGAGGCATCCGCCCGCGCCAGCTCTGGGTCATCACCGCAGGCACCGGCGTCGGTAAGTCGACGGACGCCCGCGAGTGGATGTACGCCGCGCTGTGCGAAGGCAAGTCATGCGGCGCCGTGTTCCTTGAAGAATCCGTCGAGGACACCGCGAAGTATCTGGTTGCCCTGGACAACAACGTGCTGGCCGAGGACCTGGAAGACAACCCGGAGATCCTGACGGATGCGCAGTGGGCTGCTTCGTTGAAGAAGCTGTTCCGCGAGAACCTGTACCAGACCTACGAGCACTTCGGCGCCACGGACACAGACGGCCTGCTGGCGAAGCTGGAGTTCATGGCAGTCAACGGGGCTGAGTTGATCTTCCTGGATCACCTGACCATCGCCACCACCGGCCTGGACAACGACGAGCAGGACGAGTTCATCGTCAAGCTGCGTTCGATGGTCGAGCGTACCGGCGTGAGCATCGTTGCCATCGCCCACATCCGCAAGGAATCCACGGGCATGCGCACGGCTGAAGAGGGGGCGCAGATTTCCCTGAGCGCTCTGAAGGGCTCTGCGGTCCTCAAGCAGGTCCCCGACGTCATCCTGGCGAAGGAACGGAACCAGCAGGCGACCGACCCGCGCGAGCGCGACGTGTCCCAGCTGCGCGTCCTGAAGGTGCGGCGCGGTGGCAAGACGGGCCTCGCAGACCGGCTCCTGTACGACGCCAAGACGGGTCGGATGAAGCCGCTGCCGCCGGAGCCGGACCCAATGGACGTGGACGAGAGCGGGGTCGGTGACGACATCCCGTTCTGATGGGATCGCCCGAACGCTGCTCCGCCTCTCCAAGTACCGCGCAAAGAGGGATGGCATACGCCACACCCTGACCCTCGCTGACATTCACGTTCCCGAGTATTGCCCCGTCCTGGGCATACGTCTCAAACCGTCCAAGGGACGCGCCGGCCCCGCTTCGCCGTCCCTGGACCGCATCAACCCCCGCCGTGGATACACCCCCGACAACGTCGTCGTCGTGTCCTGGCGGGCCAACTCAATCAAGAAGGACGGCACCCCAGAAGAGCTGGAGCGTGTCGCGTCCTTCTATCGACAAATAGCTGACCGGAAGAAATGACCGACATCCTGGTAGTTGATACCCGCACCGAGTACCGCGCATGGCGCCGCGTCTCGGAACACAACCGCACCCTACTCGACATCAAGGCTGCTGCGGAAGATGCAGCGAAGCGCTGTATCGCAGATGGCCGCCTGCCCGTGATGGTCGAAGTGACCATCAAGGTGGCCCCCGTCGACACGGTGGGCGAATGACCGCCCCGACCAAGCCGCTCGCATTCGACCTGGAGACCAACGGGTTCCTGATGGAACTCGACCGAATCTGGGTGATGGGAGTGGGCGAGGTCGGGACCGACGAGGTCACCACCTACACCGATTACGACAAGAATTATCCCCCGCTGGCCGAAGGCGTCGAGCGCCTGCGCCAGCAGGTCCAGGGCGGCGGCAAGGTCGTTGCCCACAACGGCATCAACTTCGACCGCAAGGCCCTGCTCAAGGTCACCGGCCTGGACATCCCGTGGTGGTCGATGATCGACACGCTGGTCGCCGGCCGCCTGCGCAACCCCGAGCGTCTCGGCGGGCACTCCCTCGAAAGCTACGGCACGGAGATGGGGATCCTGAAGGGCTCGCACAAAGAGTTCGACCGCTACTCCGAAGAGATGCGCTCGTACTGCGGGCAGGACATCGTCGTCACCAAGGCGCTGTACGACAAGCTCACGCCGGTATTCGGCTGGGGCGAGTCCTTCAGCCTGGAGATGTACGTCGCCTACCTCATCGACCTCCAGATGGAGAACGGGTTCAAGCTCAACGTCCGCGAGGCGATGACGCTGGCCGCCGAATTCTGGGAAGAGCGCACGCGCTGCCTCTCCGAGATGCAACGGGTGTTCCCTCCGATCTACGTGTCGGCCGGGCTGACCGTGCCGAAGCGCTCGCAGACGCGGGCCGGCGTTAGCTACACGGCCGGCGCACCGTACACCAAGATCGAGATGCAGGAGTTCAACCCCGGCTCCGAGCATCACGTCGCGCGGCGCCTGAAGGCGAGGTACGGCTGGGTCGCCCCGCTCACCGAGATGGGCAACCCGAACATCACCGAGGCGGTCCTGAAGAAGCTGGACTTCCCAGAGGTCCAACCGCTGCTGCGTTTCATGCGCGTGGACAAGCAGTGGACCCAGGTGGCCGCGCCGCCGAAGATCAAGAAGGACACCGGCAAGCGCATGGGCGGCGGATGGCTGCACCACGCCGACGAGAACGACCGCGTCCATGGCTACGTGAATCCCAACGGCGCCGTCACCGGGCGCATGACGCACTCGAATCCCAACTCCGCGAACATCGACAAGGACGAGCGGATGCGGGCGCTGTGGATCGCGGATGTCGGATATGTGCTGGTCGGCTGCGACGCCGAGGGTATCGAGCTGCGCAACCTCGCGCATTACCTGTACCCCTACGACGGCGGCCGGCTGACGCGACAGGTCCTGGAGGGCGACAAGGCCCAAGGGACCGACGCGCACTCCATGAACCGGAAGAACACCGACCTGTTCTCGCGCGACGGCGCGAAGACGCTGCTGTATGGCTGCTTGTACGGGGCCGGCGATGAGAAGGCTGGCGCCATCTGGATCGCGGATTGGCAGGCCAGCGGCAAGCCGAAGGGCGAATGGCCGCAGTGGGCGTTCAAGGGCGGCAAGCTGAAGCCGGCGAAGCTCATCGGGAAGGTCTGCAAGCAGCGCCTGATCGACGGTATCAAGGGCTTCCGCTCACTCATTGGCGACATCCAGGCGGCGGCGAAAGAGCGTGGATGGCTCAAGGGTCTCGACGGTCGTCGAGTGCGCGTCCGCTCGCAGCACGCCGCGCTCAACACGCTGCTCCAGTCGGCCGGCGCCGTACTCATGAAGAAGGCGCTCTGCATCTACCACGAGGACATCACCAAGGTCCACGGGCTGGTTCATGGCGTCGACTTCCGCTACGTCGCAAACATCCACGATGAGGTCCAGCAGGAGGTCCGACCCCAGTACGCCGAGCTGGCCGGCAAGACGTTCGCGCAGGCCATCACCAAGGCCGGCGAGCACTTCAAGTTCCGATGCCGTCTCGACGGCTCCTACGACATAGGAAACAACTGGCATGAAACCCATTGACGAGTTTGATCTGCCCTCGTTCCTGACCCGGTATCGAGAGCAGGACAACGAGTTCTATGAGGTGGAGAACGGGATCAAGTTGGTCCAGTCCGGTGATTGGCAGGATGAGGGCAAGTATTCCTACAGGTCCGACACCTACCAGCACGTAGCCACCGGCCGATTCTTCGCCATCTCTAAGTCCCGCAGTGGCTCGTACTTCACCGACTACGACTACGGCGACCCCGACATCTTCGAGGTCTACCCGCACGTCGTCACGCGCATCGAATACCACACCAAACCGCAGGAGCAACAATGAACATTATCTCCGCAGTCATCGCGATCACTTTCATCGCCCTCGCGGTTGCCTTCGACTTCGTCGTGACCGTCACTTTGTTCGCGGCGATAGTGCTGGCCGGCTTGCTGATCTACGGCTGGCCCGTCCTGCTGGTCATCGGCGTCTACAAGGTGTTCTTCTGATGTCGGATCGCATCATGGACCGCATCATGACCACCTGCCTAGTGGTAGCAATGGTCGCCGCGACCTCGCTTCTGGTGGAACTCGCCATCGGGACCATCGTGCTGATGCTCACCAGCTAGTGACCATCGCGCTGATTGATGGCGACGAGGCGATCTACAAAGCCACCGTCATCAAGGTCGAGGACACCGACTGGGAAGCGGAGACCATCACTTCCCGTCCCCCGACTTTCGAGGAAGCATGCGACGCCCTGGACCGCATCGTGGACGCATGGGTCCAGGCGGTCGACGCAGACGAGTACGTGTTCTGCCTGAGCCCGAAGCAGCGCGGCCTGTTCCGCCGGGGCATCTACCCGGACTACAAGCAGGCTCGCGGCGAGAAGCCCGAGCAGTACAAGCCGCTGGAGGACTGGTGCCACGAGAACCTGCCGGTTGTCTGGTATCACGGCCTAGAGGCCGACGACGTCATGGGCGTCCTGTCCGGTGAGGGCAAGGTCATCTGCTCCAACGACAAGGACATGAAGACCGTCCCGGGCCGGCTGTACATCACCGGCAAGCAGCAGCTGGTCACCATCACCCCGTCCCGCGCGGACTGGCAGTGGATGTACCAGACCCTCATGGGCGACTCCACGGACGGCTTCGGCGGCTGCATAGGCTGCGGCCCGAAGACCGCCGAGAAGATCCTGGACGAATGCACCAACCTGCGCGAGATGGTCGACGCTGCCGTGGCGCAGTACGAGGCCCCGAAGAAGGGCAAGTACAAGGACGTCAGCCAGACCCGCCAGGACTTCCGCATCCAGACCGGGCTCGCCCGAATCCTCCGACCTTCCGACTACAACCCAAAGACCGGGGATGTTCGCTACGCCATCCCGGGACAGAAGGACATTTCATTCAATGCAAGAAGCTACGCAGCGTGACCCGTTCCCGCTGATCGGCCTCACCGGCCGCGCCCGCGTGGGCAAGGACACCGTCGCAAAGTTTCTAGCGGACGAGGCGATGTACAAGGCCATCTCGTTCGCGGAGCCGATGCGGGTGTTTGTCTGCGAGATCGCCGGGATCCCCCGGGAACAACTGGACGAGGTCAAGGACTCGGTCATCCCGTGGCTGGGCAAGAGCCCGCGACAGATGCTCCAGTCCCTGGGCACCGAGTGGGGCCGCGAGATGGTCAAGCAATCCATTTGGATCGACGTCTGTATGGCGCGGGCCAGTCAGCTCAAGCGGGCCGTGGTGACTGACGTTCGGTTCGACGACGAGGCCCAGGCCATCCACGCACGCGGCGGCAAGATCGTGAAGGTCATCCGCCCCGACGCCCTGGAGGTCAGCTCGCACATCTCCGAGATGGGCATCTCGCCGTGGCTGGTCGACGACACGATCATCAACGACGGGTCGATGCGCGACCTCCAGCGCAAGGTCTGCGGCCTCACCCACCGCTACTGGCTGGAGCGCAACCAATGATCGGCGCCGCCGTCTCCTGGATCGCCGGGGCCATCCCGGCGTCCGCCCGTAAGTACGTCCTGGCGGCGCTCGCGGCGGTCGCCCTGGCGGTCGCGGGTCTCCTGTACCGAGCCCACGTCTACGACGAGGGTGTCACCGCCGGCCTTGCCCAGGCCAAAGCAACCTACGACGCCGCCCTGGCCCAGGCGCGGCAGCAGGACGAGGCCGTGTCCAAGCAAGCGACCGACGCCCTGCGAACTCAACTCAAGGAGGAAACCGATGCGCACAAAGTTCGCCTGGATCAGCTCCAGGCTGCGCTGGCTACTGCTGGCGCCGATAACGTTCGCCTCAGCAATGAGCTTGTCCGCCTGCACAACGACGCCGCCGGTGGTCGTCCGCGAGCTGCCACCGCTGCCGCCGGCCCTGGCAAAGCCGCCCCAGCCGCTGAAGGAGCTGTCAGCGTCCAGTCAGGTATCACCCTGAAGGACCTGATGCTCAATGATGAAACGAATTACACGATCTGCCGGAAGAATGCTCAACGGCATCAAGCGGTTCTGGACTGGTACAACGCCCTCCGAAATGGGGACGCAGCAGGCCAAGCCAAGGCGCTATCCGAGGTCGACGGCGAGTAACTCGACACAAGGTAGAGGCGACCCTATATCTCTAAGATCCTTAGGATCTCTAGGAGAGGACGAGGGTGACATTCCGGCCAACTGCCCGAGCCAGACGGATCTCCGTACCGTCGGCAGTTGGCTCGCCCACCAATACCCCCTGGAGTCCTTGCTCGACCTGATCCGGTCCAAGGACTACTCGGCCGCCCATGAACTCACTGGTGCTCACGATGCCATCCAAGCCATATTCCAACTGGCGGATGACCTGGACGAGGCACAGCGGGACGCGGAGCAAGCGGAAGAAGTCAGTCTGTGAACTACTGGCTTTCCTGCGCCGCGCGGGCTATCCCTTTCTTGCGGATTGGAGCGTGGCTTTACTACGCCGCTGCCACATCTACGTTCTGCGCCGTGGTCCTGACATTCAGGCTGCGGTCTGGTTCGAGCCGATGGGCAAGACGAAAGCGGCCATGCACCTCTGCGCGGCTCCCCAGGTACGGGGACGCTGGGTCACCCCGGCGCATCTTCGTTTCCTCAGCGGGGCCGCGCGATCCCATGGTTTTCATACGGTGATTGCGGAACCGCTACCCCACCACGTGGGCTACCTAACCCGCCTGGGATTCGCCCAGGCTGGCCCCGACTTCTACCTATCCCTGTATGAGCAAGCCCAAAATCCCGAAGACCCCGGACGCCCCGCAACCGGACGCCCCGGCGGCGAAGCTTGTCCAGCCGCTGACGGACGACCCCCTGGCGGCTTTGACCAAGAAAAACAACCTGCGTAAGTACCTGACCGCTGGTGCCCCTGCGCCCGTGGGGGCGCCTCCGGGCGTCGGAGTGAACCTCTGAAGCTCGAAGACCGCTACCGCGAGCTGTCCCCTGACCGGGATCCATACTTGCGGCGAGCCCAGGCTTGCGCGGCACTCACGGTTCCCTCCGTGTGCCCGCCTGACGGCCAGACGCCTTCCCAGGTACTCCCTCAAACCAACACGTCCTTCGGCTACCGCGCGACCACCAACGTCGCGTCGAAGCTGATGATCGCCTTTATGCCCCCGGGCGACTCTGCGTTCAACATGAACGTGACCACGCAGAAGCTCCTGGAGGCCGGCGTTCTCTCCCCGCCGCCTGAGATCATCAAGGGGCTGGCCCAGTGCGCCCGACTCATCAACGACAAGATCGAGGCGCTCAACTGGCGGCGGCAGACCTACGTCACCATGCTCCATCTGGTGATAGCGGGGAACGTCGTCGAGTACATCCAGCCGGATGGACGCATCAAGACATTCAGCCTGACCCAATTCGTCAACGTCCGAGACTGCGACGGTAAGGTCCTGGAGATCGTGACGGCCGAGACCTTGAAGGTCCGGGGCCTGCCCGAGAATCTCCGCGCACTTACCGCCAAGAAGGAAGACGAGCGGGTTGTGCTGTACTCGCAATTCAAGCGGATCGACGACGAGCACTACGCGGTCCAGCAGGACCTGGACGCAGTCAACGTTCACCCGTACACCGAGCACGAGGGCGTCATGCCTGCCAATGCTATCGCGTGGGAACTCGTTCCCGGCGAGCAATATGGCCGCTCGCATGTCGAGCAGAACTACGCGGACCTCCTGGCCCTCGACAAGACGTCCCAGCAGCTGCTGGAGTGCGGCGCTGTCGCGGCCCGAAACCTGATCTTCGTCGCGCCCAACGCGGCCGGCGGCAACCTGCGCAAGCGTATTGCGGAGGCCCGCAACGGATCCGTCCTGTCGGGACGCGGCGGTGCTCAGGGCGACGTCCAGCCCTTCCAGTTCAACAACCAGTCTGCGATGCAGGCGCTCAACGTCGAGAAGCAGGACCTCAAGCGTGACCTCTCGGTCGCGTTCCTCCTGACCAACGACCTGCGGCGCGATGCAGAGCGCGTGACGGCCTACGAGCTTCAGATGCTGGTCACCGAGATCGAGCAGTCCATGGGTGGCGTTTACAGCTACCTGGGACCCGAGGTCGTCGGCTGGCGCATCAAGAAGCTCATGGCGATCATGCAGCAGAAGAACCAGTTGCCGCAGATAGGCGACGGCTCCACGCAGATTGTCGTGACCACGGGCCTCGCCGCCCTGGGCAACGATGCGAAGCTGAAGAAGGTCCAGTCCTTCCTGTCGCTCCTGAACGAGACGCCCCAGGCGTTCCAGCAGGAGGCCGCAAGCTACGTCAAGTTCGACACGATCCTCACGCCCGCCGCTGTAGCCCTCGGGTTCCCTGACTCCATCAAGACGGCCGATCAGGTCGCCCAGGAGCAGCAGGCCCAGGCCCAGCAGGAGATGGCTTCCCAAGCAATCCAGCGAGCCGCCGCGCCTGTCGCGGGCGCGATGGCCGCTAACGCAACCGCTCAATGACGACTCCCAATCAAGCCCCCCAAGGCGAGCAGCAGCCCGCCGCCCCAGCCCCGGACAGTCCCGAGTACATCGCTAAGATGGTCTCGGCATTCGAGAACCAGGACCCCAACGCGGCCCCGGCCGCAGCCCCTGCGAGTCCCGAGACCCCCAAGGACCCCCCGGCCGAAGCGGACCCCAACGCGCCCGCCCCGAAGCTGACCGACGACCCGGACGCCCCGAAAGAGGATCCGAAGCCGGAGGACAAGCCCAAGGACGCCGAGAAGACCGAAGAGAAATCCGACGACGAAGCGAAGGAACCCACGCCGTGGGCCAAGGCATTCGAAGACGGCACGTTTCTCAACGAGTTCAACGCCGAGAAGCCCAGCGAAGACTTCGTCAAGAATCTCGCCGGTGCGCTGGGTCTCACGACCGAGCAGGTCACGCAGATGCAGGCGCAGTTCCGCGCCGGTCAGCTGGCCCTGGTCGAGCAGACCAACGCGAAGCTGTACGAGGCGGCCGGCGGCAAGGAAGGCTTCAACCAGTTGATCGACTGGGGCCGGAAGAACCTGACGCCCGAGCAACGCGCGTTCTACGACCAGCAACTGAATGGTCCTGACGCCATCGCCACCGTGCAGCTCCTGCGTCAACGCATGAATGTCGGCCGGGATCCCCAGCTGACACAAGTCAACGGGGGCGCAAGCGGCCCTGTGACGGCGTTCCGCGACCAAGCCGAAATGATCGCGGCAATGTCGGATCCGAAGTATCACTCGTCGCCGGCCTATCGGGCTGACGTCGAGGCCCGCATGCGTATCAGTCCCTTCTAAGTTCCATTCCGAAGTAGCTCAGTGGTAGAGCCCCCGGCTGTTAACCGGGCGGTCCTTGGTTCGATCCCAAGCTTCGGAGCCATCCCCCCTTCTGTTCCGCCCCTCGCTCTCCATTCCCCCGGAGACAGGCGGAGCTATCCCTCCCTCCATACGAAGACTCAATGACGTTTTCTGCTAACAACGGCAATCCCGTTGCTTTCGGTACTGGTCAATCGAACCCGGCCGATGATCGTTCCCTGTTCCTGAAGCTGTTCGGCGGCGAGGTCCTGACCTCGTTCACCGCCGCGACGCTGACCAAGGGCAAGTTCCGCGAGAAGAACATCTCCGGCGGCAAGTCGTTCCAGTTCCCGCGCACCGGCACGTCGATGGCCGAGTACCAACAGCGCGGCCAGGAAATGCTGGGCAACCCGTTCGCTACCGGCGAGGTGGAGATCACCGTCGACGGTCTGCTGACTGCCTCGCACGCCCTGTACGACATGGACGTCGCGATGTCGCAATTCGACGTCCGTGGTCCCATGACGCAAGACATGGGTCAGGCCCTGGCCCGTGTGTACGACGCCAACAACTACCGCTCGGTGGCCCTGGCCGCTCGCACGGCACCTGTGGGTCCGTTCCCCGGCGGCACCCGGGTTGTCAACGCCGGTCTCCTGACCTCCGGCGCCATCGACGGCACCGTGTGGATGGACCAGATCCGCGTCGCCAAGCTGGCCCTGCAAGCCAAGAACGTGCCCCCGGGTACGACCATCTACATGGCGGTTCCCTACGCCGTGTTCGACGCGATCAAGTACGCCCGCGACTCCGTGTCCGGCCAGTACCTGAACTTGTCGACCATCATCCAGCTGGCCTCGGCCGGCGTGGGCTCGGCGGTTACCGAAGCCATCCGTTTCGAGGGCGTGACGATCTACCCGACGTCGCTGATCCCGAACACGAATGACACGGCGAACCAAGCCGTGTGGTCGAAGTACCGCGCGGACTACTCCAAGACCTCCGCCGTGATGTGGGCGCCGGATGCCGTTGGCGTCCTGACCCTGAAGGGCATCGGCGTGGAAACCTACCGCGACGTTCGCCGTCAGGAAGACTTCATCGTGGCGAAGCAGGCCACGGGACACGGCACCCTGCGTGCTGAATTGGCTGTGGAATTCGCCACGGCCTAACCCTCATGGGGATCACTGATTAACTTCGGTGGTCCCCATTTTTTTCGATTCTTTCCCAATGTCTATGACCCGACTCGAAGCAGTCAACCAGATGCTTCAAGCGGTAGGCGAGTCCGTTATCCTCGTCGAGGTCGCAGGTGCCGGCGACTACGCCAACTGTTCTTCGATCATCGACCAGATCACGAAGCAGGTATTGGCAAAGGATTGGCACTTCAATACCGAGACCCGGACGTTCACTCCGGCGTCCGATGGGACCATTGCGATCCCCCCGGAAGTCCTGAAGATCGACCCCGTCCGCAGCATCGACGACTTCGTCCAGCGGCAGGGCCAGCTCTACGACCGGCGCAACTGCACCTTCGTGTTCTCCGGGCCTGTCCAGTGCAACGTCACCCTGGCGTTCGCATTCGAGGACTGTCCCTACCACGTCCAGCAGAAGATCGTCGCTGACGCGGCGGCGAAGTACCAGCGCAACTACGTGGGCTCCACCACCGCCGACAAGTTCCTCCAGGAGGACCGCGCGGAGGCCGGCGCCGACACCGAGGACGCCGAGTCCACCGTCGACGACTACAACATGCTGACGGACAACCCTGACCTCCAGTGGCTGCACCGCCGCACCTTCACCAACGGGACGATCCTCTAATGCCGATGGACTCCCTGTTGCAGCCCCGCGTAGGGTCGCTGCATGCAGGTGTGAGCCGGCAGGCTCCCCTGCTCCGGTCGCCGTCCCAGATGCACGAGATCGAGAACTTCCTGCCCTCCGTGGACATCGGCGGCCTCGTCGACCGCGTGGGGACCTCGGTCATCTCCATGCTGGGCTCGTCGGTCTACCAGACCTCCGGGCATTTCATGTTCCGCACGTCGGACAACCAGCGCTGGGTGTTCCTCCTGAAGAACCAGGCCGGCGGCGGTAGCGGCTTCGAAGTCCGCAACCTGACCAACGGCGCGACCGCAGAAATCACCGTGGGACCCTACGTGCAGTCCTACGTGGGCTACTCGACCAACCTGCGCTACCTCCCGATCAAGGACACCGTCCTGATCCTGAACCCCGCAGTGACGGCCCGCTGGAATCCCGTGGGCCAATCTGGCGCGGGCACGCGCATGTACGTGACCATCAACAAGCTCTCCAGCTCGCGGCAGACGTTCTACCTGAACTCGGCCGTGGGCAGCGCCAACGTGGTCTACGACGGCTCAGGCGGCGCCAAGACGCGCGACTGGGTCGCCCAGCAGCTCCAGAATTCCGTGGGCGCCAACATGCCCGGCCTGGGCTGCTCGCGCATCAACAACGTCCTGAAGATCCAGGGACCCGCCGACATCATCGGCTCCATCCTGGGCGGCAACGACTGGGACCAGACGGCCATGACCATCATCAAGGGCCGCGTGACCGCAACGTCGGACCTGCCCGCCTCGTTCTTCCATGGTGAGGCGCTGATGGTCGACCTGGGATCCGGCGACGCCAAGGCGGCCTACTGGGTCACCTACGACCAGACGACGAACACCTACAAGGAGACGTCGTGGGGCGACAACTTCGTCCCGACCGGATCGCTGGCCCAGAACACGATGCCTATCCGCCTGCACCAGACCGGCCCGAACTCCTTCGAGCTTCAGCCGGTGGACTGGGAGCAGCGCAAGGTGGGCGACGACAACTCCAACCCGCCCCCGCCGTTCATCGACTCCACGATCACCGACATGGCGCTGTGGAAGGGTCGCCTGTGGCTGGCCTCGGGGGACACGGTCTACTCGTCGCAGCCTGACGACTACTTCAACTTCTGGAGTTCCAGCGCCCGGCAAAGCCTGGACTCGGACCCGGTGAGCTGCTCGACGGACGCGGAGCTTGGCGCCATCACGCACCTCGCCTCGTTCCACGATAGCCTGATGGTGTTCACCGCGAACGCCCAATGCACGCTCGACGGCTCCCAGCCGGTCAAGCCCAGCACGGCGTCTCTCGGGACCCCGACCCGATACGACGTGGATCCCCTGTGCGTCCCCGTGGTCATCGGTGATGCCATGTACTACACCGGGACGTCCGAGGGCCGCTCGGTCCTCTGGGAATACCAGTACCAATACCAGACCCAGAACAACTACGCGGAAGACCTGAGCAAGCATGTGCCCCGGTACTGCCCCGGAGACATCCGGCGTATCGACGGCAGCGCCCAGTCCGGTCGCGTATTCATGTGGTCGGCTGCGGATCCGGTTCGCCTGTACGTGCAGACCTCGTACTGGCAGGAACAGCAGCGCAAGCAGAACGCATGGTGCAAGGTGTCCTTCTCCAACGTGACGAGCATCTGGCATCACTGGGTCGACGAAGGGACGCTGTACGTCATGGGGACTGTCGGCGGCTACGTCGCCCTGCTGTCCGCCCCGGTCGATAGCAACCTGGGCGAGAACCCGGACACCGACGTGCGCATCGACATGCGACAGACCGTGCAGGTCACGTGGAACGCGACGCTGAATCGTAGCGAGATCGCCATGCCCGCCGGCATGTATCAGGTGACCGGCGCCGTGGTACTGGAGCCCAACGCGGGCGGCTGGTACACCGAGCACGACATCACCGTCGTATGGAACGGCCAGCAATGGATCGGGTACTTCCCGCAGCAGGTCGACGTCACGAAGCACTACCTGCTGGGCGTGCGATTCAACCGCTCGTTCACCTTCTCGCCCTTCTACCCTGCGGTAGGCGACAGCCAAACGCCGATGGGGCGGCTCCAGGTCCACAAGGTACACATGGACTGCCTGAAGTCCGGGGACTTCACCGGGACGGTCACGCGACCCGACCGCATCCCCATGACTGTCCAGCAGTCCCCGCGCACCGTGGGCGCACCGCTGGTCCCCAACAACGGCGAGAACTTGCAGTACGCCATCCCCTTCAACGCACAAGGCCACAAGGCCCAGCTCACCATCACGACGAACTCGTCGGCCCCGATGGTGGTCACTGGGTACACGCTGGCCGCGCGGTACTCCAACCTGTTCCAGTCGTAATGATCCACATCACAGCCAAGGCGCACCACGCCCGTATCGTTGCTCAGAACCTGAGAACGGAGGACCAGCGAGAGCTGGCCCTTGCGTGTCCGGGCAGGGATCCGGTCGAGGTCGTCCTTGGCCTGTGGGTGGACTCGATTGTCTCGAAGGTCTTCCTGACCGACGACGGCCGATGCGCCGCCGTATGGGGCGTATACCCGGTCCCGGGGCATCCTGGGGTCGGCTCCATATGGCTGGTGGCAACCCCCGCCATCAAGGACATCGCCCTCCCATTCCTGCGTGAGTGCCACCGGTCTATCGACGGCGCCCACGATCACTTCCCGGTTCTCGTATGCACCCCGTGGCGCGAGAACTCCCTCCACCTCAAGTGGCTCCAGTGGTGCGGCTTCACGCCCACCGACATGGGCCACGAACATTTCATAGCTTACTCGCATGTGCGGACCCCTAGTGGTGCCTCTCATCATGCTGGCGGTCACTGCGGCGTCAGCTGTGATGCAGAACAACCAGCAGAACAAGGCAATCGAGGCTCAAGCCAAGAGCCAGAATAAGCAGGTCGAAGCCGGCTACATGGCGAACCAGCAGGCGGCGCAAGCCGCGCAGGCCCAGGCGTTCGAAGAACGCACCGACCGCGCCAACGAGGCGCAGCGTCAACTGGCGATGGCCCGCGTGGCGGCTGCTGAAGGTCGCGGATCCCTGGCTTCCATGGCAATCAACATCACCGGCTCCGAAGCCGACGACCTCTCGCGCATCGACGCCTCCACGAAGAACCAGCTCGGCTCCCTCCGGGACCGCGACGCCGCCCTCCAGGCTGGCGCCGTGGACCAGATGTCGGCCCTGCAAGTCCAGGGCAATGCGTCGCAGCTCGGCGCCGGCCTGGGCGTGGCTCAGGGCGCGATGTCTGCGGCGGCGATGTACTACGGCAACACGTCGAAGAACAACCTCGCCCAGAACAACCGACCAACCTTAAGCGGAGGCTGATATGGCTGGACAACTCCAGCAGTCGTTCCGGGAGAATGACCCCCGGCTTCCCGACTTCAGCGGTGCCGCGTCCGTGCGCACCCAGCAGGCCGTGCCTGCCCCCACGCCGCAGTATGCCGGCGCACAGAAGGCCCAAGCCTTCCAGGCGCTGTCCAATGCCTTCGGCAATTTCTTCGGCGGCCTGAACCAGACGCTCCAGAACGTCAACAACACCGTAGAGACCGAGCACCTCGTACAGACCCAGCGCGAGAACGAAGCGCTCCAGAAGCAGGCCGTGGCCGACCAGGGCGAAGGCCGCGAGATGGACCCGAAGTACGCGGGCCGTCAGTCCTACTACGAGGCATACCAGAACTCGGCGGCGGACGCCCATGCCTTCGACCTGAGCCAAGGGCTGGAGCAGAAGCTCCGCGAGATGCCCAAGGACGGCTCGGTGAATCCCGCCGACGTCGCGGCGGAGCACTTCCGCCAGGAGTTCGGCTCGGGCACCGGCGACCGCGACTTCGACTCGCGGCTCCTGTACCAGTACCACCAGACCGCGCAGCGCCTTGTCGCCGCGACCAACGAGCAGGTCGCACAGACCGTCGAGCGCAACACCACGGCCGGCATCATCAACGATGCCGTGACCCAGATGAACTCCGCCGAGGGCATGACCCCCGGCAAGTTCGCTGACCTGAACTCGCGCATCCTGACGGTAACCCGTGGGGACCAAGTGCAGGCCGACAAGATCGTCGAGGCCGCGCTGTCCGACCCGCGCAACCTGACGCAGTCGCTGTCCATGCTGAACTCCCTTCAGGAGTCCGGCTGGGCCGACCGCAACCCCGACGCCTACAACCGCATCTCGCAGCAGGCCGTCCAGAACATCCACAAGATCAAGTCGGTCCAGGCCGGCATGGAGGTGGACAACTGGAATGCGCGGGCTCACGCGCTCGCGCTGAACCCCAACGCCACCCCGGCGGACTGGGCGCAGCTGGCGGCGGAGGCGCACCAGATCGACTCGAATCACGGTGTCGGCATGGAGCGCTTCGGGATGGTGTACGCCGGCTTAAGGACCGCCGCGACCAAGCAGGCGGGGGTCAACCTGTTCCTCCAGACCCTGAATGGCTTCGGTGGATCCCATGACCCCGGCGTGGTCGCCACGCACTTCGGGGAGAAGGCATCGGCCGTCACGGACAAGTACATGGACCCTGGGATCTCCCAGCTGGTCTCCGGCCCCGGGTCGAATTACCCGGCGCTGCGCGACTCCATGGGTGGCAATGCGGGCTACGTGGATCCGCTCGCGGACGACCAGACGCCCACCGAGTTCGCCTCGCTGATCTCCCAGCCGGCCATCCGGCAGGCGTCGGACAACGGCATGCCTCCGCGCATCAAGACGCAAATCAGCAACGCCCTGCTGGGCACGGACCCGACCAACGGTTCCCGCGCCTTCCAGCTCATGACGCAGCTGGAGGCCCGCGTCGGCTCCGCCGGCCTGAGCCGCTACTTCAGTGACCCCAACGCCGAGCTGGTGTACCAGGGCATGAAGGCCATCGCTCCGGCGAACGGCGACGTGACCAAGGTATTCCAGGACGTCCGGGACAACTGGCAGGAAACGCAGAAGCTCGCCAAGCAGTACGAGTCCGGCAACGTGAATCTCGCGGACATCTTCGGCCAAACCGGCATGAAGCCCGATGAGATCGACAAGGCGTTCCGTGACGGCATGAGCAAGGCCCTGGCGAAGGACACCGGCCGCGCCGGGTTCTTCTCGAATCCCACGGCCGGCATCTCGCCGTCGCAGATGAACCAGCTGAAGGCCATGGTCGCGTACCAGGGCATCAAGCTGCAAGGCGCCGGGGCGCTGGACCTCAAGACCGCCATCGCCAACACGGCGACGGTCTTCCAGAACCGCTTCCTTGCCCTGCCCGGCAAGAACGGCGCAGTGTCGTATGTGGCCGACCCATTCGACGGCAAGGGCCGCGCTATGCGTGCCCCGCTGAACGGCGATCCCAACAGCCCCATCTCGACGCTCAAGGGTTACGGCGCGGTCTATGCCGGCTTCCCCATGATGAACGCGCTGGGAGAGCAGGAGGACCCCGTCAAGACGGCCCGCAAGGACCTGGAGCTGATGCACAAGACGCTGCCCGGGATGGTCGCTGACTCCGACCAGCTGTCCCTGGGACGGCCCCGCGCGGACGGCCTGATGCCGATCCTGAACATCACGGGTCAACCCATACAGATCGCCGCCGGCCAGAACATCTCCGTACTCAGCGATGAGAAGGTGCCGTTCTGGTCCATGCACGTCACCCAGCAGTATCAGGTCAAGCCGGCCAAGGTGCCGAACGATCCGCAGGAGGCCCAGGAGTTCTTCAAGCAGCACCTGCCGCCTGGAGTCTTCCCGGTCTACTCGCCGTCGTCCCACACCTACACGCTGCACTACGGCTTCCGCCTGATGGGCGACGAAGAGGCGCGTGAGGCGTCGCTGGCGAAGCAGGCCGAACGGTGGAGTCACCGCGACGGCAATAACCCGCCTGACGGTCTGGGCGTCACCTTCTGATAACCATGAACGACGATATAAACCCGCAGGCCATCATGAGCCAAGCCCTGCAAACGCAGATCGACCAACGGACCATGTCCGGCGAGCTGCGCGTGCAGAAGCAGGTAGCCCAGCAACCCGCGACCGGAGGTTCCACCTGGGACCTCCCGTCGTTCTTTGACTACCTACGGAACAACAAAGCAGTGGTCCCACAATTTCAAGGCGCAGCGCAACCGGCCGGCGGCTGGTTCGACCAAGCGTCCCAAGCCATTGGTGGCACCGAGGGCTTCGAGTCCAAGGCGTACCACGGCGTCTACTCCCCTCTCCGCAAACCCGGGGACATCTTCGTGAAACCCGGTGAATACCAACCGGGCATGAAGTCCGAAGTGTCCATCGGCTACGGCTACAACATCGCAGGCAACCCCGACTCCGAGAACGTGTTCAAGGACGTCCTGGGCATCGACAAGGATCGCTACACCAAGATCGTGAACGGCCAGGACGGCATCACGCCCGCCGAGGGCATGAAGCTGCGGGACTACATGATCTATCAGGCCAACGCATCGCTGGACCGGCAGATCAAGCAGCCGCTGTCCGACCACCAACGCGCCGCCCTGGTGTCGATGGTCTACAACTTCGGCCCCACCGGCTTCGCGCGTACCGGCATCCCGGCGGCGATCAACGCTGGCGCGGATCCGCAGAAGGTCGCGCAGATGATCCAGGCGGCCTCCCCGGCACAGCCCAAGCTGAAGGCGCGGCGCCAAGCCGAAGCGCAGCTTTTCCTGGGCGTCCAGGGTGCGTCGCAGATGCTCGCCAGCACTACCTCCAACTACACCAAGTAAACCAATCGTGGCAGACACTTCCAACATCGTCGTCGATCAACCCGGCCAGGACATGGCCGCAGTGAACACCGCCCCCGGGGTAACCCAGGAGGACACCGAGTTCGCGCACCTGAATCACTCCGATGCGCTGGACGTGGCTGCTGCGAGCTGGCGTCAGAACACCATCCTGGGCACCGTGTGGAACCACCTGGGTCACGTGGATCTCGACGCCGAGCATGACCCCACATTCAATCCCTACGCCTACATCAAAGAGCACGAGTCCGAGTACAAGGACATCATCCCTCTGGTGGCGCAGGGCTCGGAAATATTCGACCGCGCCGACTCAAAGCGTGCGTTCGATCTGTACGTCGCGGCGCAGCGTCAGAACCTGAAGGACCGCGAGACCATTGCGAACGGCGACGCCTGGGGCACCGTCCTGGGCCTGGGCGCCTCAATGCTCGACGTGACGGCCCTGGCAAGCCTGGGCGGTCTCGCCTTCAAGGGCGCCGCCGCAGCGACCACGCTGGGCCGCATGGGCATCGGCGCAGGCATCGCGGGAATCGACCAGGGCATCAACGAGGCCGTCTCGCACCAGCTGGACGACACCCGGACGGCTGAAGAGTCGTTCATGAATATCGGGACCGGCGTGGCCCTCGGCGGTGCGCTTGGCCCCATCTTCGTTCACGCGAAGCCGGACAACCCGCTGAACCCGGGCCACCCGGACAACCCGCTGCACCCTGACAACCTGGACAACGTCCACCCCGTCAACGAGCACTACGTCGGCCAAGTCCCCGAAGAGGGCGACTCCATCGGCGCCATGCGAGCTACGCGCGGCAACGAGGCCAACGAGATCGCCAAGGGCAAGGGCAAGATCGCCCAGGCCATCGACTGGGCACTGGCGTCCCGCTTTACCCCGCTGGGCCGCCTGACGAATTACAAGTCCCCCGCTGCCCGCGAGGGCCTGCTGTCGATGTACGACACCGGCGGGATCCTGACCCGCGCCATGGCCGAGGGTGAGGCGCGTCCGGTCGAAGCCGAGACGATCAAGACCATATTCGACCAGCGAGCGCAGGCGGTACGCAACGACGTCGCCCAGATCTACCGGCAGGCCAACGTGGACCTCGGGCAATCTGCGGTCGGCGCGGACCTGCGCGGGGTCGTCAACACGATTACCCTGGGCGGCAAGGACATCAACACCGTCCCGCAGCAGGCGTTCAACGAAGCCATCACCCTGATCCAGCACGGCAGCAATGCCGGCGCCCCGTCCTCGCAGATCAGCCAGGACGTCATGGATCACCTCGTCGCCTCCGGCCTGACGCCGGATCAAGCGAAGCTCGTCCACAAGCGCGTATACGAGGCCGAGGCCCGCTACCACCAAGCCTACGAGGATGTGTGGAACGAGGCCGTCCGCATCGGATTGGCTGACCCCAAGACCGCCGTGGAAGGCCGGTACGGTATGCCGCAGCTCTGGGACCGCGAGCGCATCGACGCGGACGCCATGGGCTTCAAGGCGATCATGCACCAGCACCTGGGCACCAAGCCCACGGAAGACTGGCTGCGCGAGGAAGGCTGGATCAAGGACCCGAACAAGCCGGCGACGGCTCCGGCGTCCGGTGAGAAGGCCGTCGAGATCCCGTACTCGTCCTGGGACGACATCGTCAACTCCGGCGACAAGACACTCCAGAATGACATCCTGAACCACTGGCGCGGCGAAGAGCAGGCGTTCCAGAACGACTACCTCCAGGCCCAGCTCCAGGCCGCCGAGCAGCGTCAGCTCAAGGCGCAGGAGGACGCAGCCGAACTCCTGAAGCAACTCGGCAAGGCCGAGACCGAGCACACCCAGTCCCGGCTGTCGGAGATGCGGGCCGCCGCCCGTCACGCCGAGCGCCACATGGTCGCCCAGCGCCTGGGTAGCGCCCAGTTGAAGGCGGAGAAGGCCGAGGCGAAGGTCAAGGCCGTCCTGGCGCGTACCGGCGGTGACCCCGATGGGATCGCGGCGGACCTCCAGCAGGCCCTGCGAGACAACGGGTTCGCCATCGACCGCCAGGGTCCGAAGATCCCCGAGGCCGAAGCCAGGGTATCCGAGGCCGACGCCCTGGTCGCCTCCCTGAAAGGGAAGAAGGCCGAGAACGTCGAAGCCCGCGCCGGGCTGACCGAGGACACCCCCGAGCGGCGCCAGCTGCGCAGGGACTCCCGGAAGATCAATCAGGATCTCCGCGACGCCATCAAGGCCCACCAGGACGCCCAGGTCGAGCTCCGGGACGCCAACGCTTCCCTGGACCGCCTCGCCAAGGAGCAGCGGAACAGCCAGAAATGGCTCGAAGCTGTAGCCAAGGACGTGGAGACCATGAAGGCGAACGAGGCCGAGGCACTCCTGGATCCGGGTCTCCGCGCTGCGAACGAAGGGCAGGCCGACCGGCTGGCCTACCTGAAGCAGAAGCTGGACGAAGCCACCCAGGCTCGCCGGGCCGCCTACGCCGCCCGACGTCAGCTGGGCCAGGACGCCCGTGCCGCCGCCAAGGAATCCGGCCGCGCCGCCGCCGCGCTGCGCAAGACCGCGTTCAAGGCCCGCAAGTACACCTCCGACACGTCACCCCTGGTCAAGTACGTCGACCAGCTGGCGAACAACCTGCGAGGCAACGAGCGGGCTCCGCGCGGTCTCCTGTTGGACGAGGCGCCGACCACCGGCCGCCTGAAGGAACGGAAGTTCCAGTTCAACAACGACGAGTACCGGCAGCTGCGCGAGGCCGGCTTCCTGAAGTCCAACGCGGACGACGCATTCATGGGCTACCACCAGGACCTGGGCGGACACATTGCCGTCCACCGGGCCATGGGCGGGCGCAAGATGGAAGACGTGATGCGCGAGGTCCAGGAGGACTACGACCGCATGATCGGCAGCGAGGCGGACCCGAAGAAGCGCGAGCAGCTCAAGGCTGAGGCCAAGAGCGCTCTCGATGACCTCCAGGCCGCCCGTGACCGCATCCTGGGCAAGTACGATCCCAAGGACCACAACGGTCTCGTGTGGACCGCCGACATGGTCAAGAAGCTGGGCATCGTCCGCTACATGGGCGGGTTCATCTTCTCGTCCATCGGTGACATCGCCCAGGCCGCGTTCGCGGCCCCTGGCTCCGTCCTGAAGACCATCGCGTTCAAGGGTGCCCGCGACTACTCCTACATCCTGAAGAAGGCTGCGGAAGGCGACGCGGACATGAAAGAGCTGGAGCGGATCCTCGGCTCCTTCGAGACCGGCCTGCACATGAACATGAGCGACAAGGCCCTGGGCCGTGGCGCCGTGCGTGACTACGTGGGCTTCGGCTCCGGCATGACCCGGGACCTCTCGGGGAAAGCGGAGAAGCTCTTCGACGTCATGGCGGACGCGGGCAACAAGCTGTCGGGACTCAAGGCGTGGTCGGACAACATCCGCCGCACTGCGGGGCTCGTGCAGCTCGCCAACATCCGCGAATGGGTCGGCAGCTACGCGAAGCTCAACGCGAGCAAGCGGGCTCAATTGGCCGTCCTGGGCATCGGTGAAGCCGAGGCCAAGCGGCTGAACGAGCTGTTCGCCAAGTACGGCACGGAGCAGCGCCGAGGTCTCTTCAGCCCCGGGATGTCCAAGTGGCTCGACGAGCCCGATGGCGAGGCCATGAAGTACGTCCTGGAGTCCGCGCTCGTCAAGGCGCAGAAGCGTGCCTCTTACACGTCTGGCTACGGCAACCAGCCGCTCCTGATGGACAAGTGGTACGGCAAGCTGTTCTTGCAGTTCCAGTCCCAGGCGTTCCAGTTCACCAACAACTTCCTCCGCGCTGGCTTCCAGCACGGGGCAGTCACAGGTGACCAATGGCGCTTCGCCTCGGCGCTCGGTACGGCCCTGGCCGCCGGTGTCCTGATGAATGCCATCGCCACGTTCCGCAAGGGCGAGGACATCCAGAAGCAGCTCGATAACCCCGAGCAGTTCGCCTACAACGTTATCCAGCGCTCCAGCCTCCTGGGCTGGGCAGGCTCGTATGTAGACGCGGGCGTCAAGCTCATGGACCCAGTCCTGCAAAAGCACGCCGGGTTCACGCTCGGCGGCGGGGCCTCGAAGTACTCCCAGAACTCCTGGCTCGCCAACCTGATCGGGCCGTGGGGCGGGAACATCGAGACGCTCCAGCAGATCGGCGCCAACGCCGTGAACGGTGACTTCGACAAGATGGGCAAGAAGGCCCTCCTGCTCGCTCCCCTCAACCAGCAAATGTCCATCGTAGGACGCATAGTCTCAACCCTCAACAACTAGTGTTCCCCACGACCTACCAGACGGACGGCACAACGACCGTCTTCACGTTCGACTGGCCGTACCTGGATCGGTCGCACGTTTTCGTCACGGTGAACGACGCCCCGCGCTCGTTCTCCTTTATCGACGATCACACCCTCAAGATCGTGGACCTCTTCGGGAATCCGTTCCCGGAGGGGCTCCCGCTCAAGATTTACCGGGTAACCCCCGACCTCGTTTCTTACGCGGCGTTCAAGGATGCCGCGAACCTCACCGCTGACGACCTGAACCGCGCCCGGTTGCAGGTGCTGTTCCTGGTACAGGAGCGCAGCGGTGGCATCGCCGGCTACATCGGGCAGGCGATCCAGAATGTCACCAACGAGATCGACACGATCTCCGGTGCCCTCGATACGCTCGCGGAGACGCAAGGGATTCTCCAGGCTGGCCTGGGGACCTTGGAAGGTCTCAACTCCCGCATCGAGAAGATCGAGAACGGCGCCCAGGCGCTGCAAGACCAGATCAACCAGGAGATCCAGAACCGCTCGGAAGCCGACTCGTCGCTGTCCCAGCGGATCGACAGCCTGGAGGTCGACACCGCCAACTACAAGGCGCAGTTCAACTCCCAGATCACGCTGCTGTCCAGCGAGCAAGAAGCGCTCGCCGCGCTGACCCAGTCCTTGTCCGCCCGCGTCGACAACATCGACACCGGCGGAGACGACGATGGGAACCCCGGCGACGACACGGACGACCTCGCGGCGTCGATCATCAACTCGGCCGTAGCGTCGGTCAAGCAGGACTTCAGCCTGGGCGGAAAGATCTCTGCGGTCGCGCAGCAGATCGAGACCCTGGAGGCGGACCTCAACGACAACGTCAAGGCCATGATCCAGGTGGAGCAGCAGGCGCGTGTCGACGCCGACGAGGCGCTGGCAACGCAAATCACCACGCTCCAGTCTGAAGTCGGAGACAACCTGTCCCAGGTCGTCGAAGAGATCAAGGCGGACATCACGTCCGTCGACGGCAAGGTGACCGGCCTGGAGTCCCAGTGGACCCTCAAGGCCCAGGTGACCCGCGCGGACGGCACGGTGGTCATGGGCGGCATCGGGCTCGCAGCGACGGCCAACGATGACTACGTCGGGTCCAAGCTTGCCCTGATGGCCGACGCGGTCCTCTTCGTGGACCCCAACACGCCAGACGGTGAGCTGGTCCCGTTCCTCGAATCGGGGCTCGTGGATGGCTCCCCGACGCTCGTTATCCCCTCGCACAACGTGGGGGACAAAACGCTTCCCGGGCGCGTCCTGGTAGATGGCTCGATTGACGCACGCGCCATCGCGGCGAACTCCATCACCGGCGACAGGCTCACGGCAGGATCCATCACCACCGACAAGGTGGCCGTGGGTCTCGGCGCCAACCTCCTGAACGCCTCTGAATTCGTCGACATGACGGGTGCGCAGCCGTCCCACTGGTACGTAGGCTACACGGGTAACGTACCGCCCGCCAACGTCGCGTTCACGCGCGACTTGGCCGGCTGGGCGCTCCTGGGCGGCCACACCGCCTGCCTGTACCTAACCTGGACGAACGGCGACGCCAACATCGGGTCCACCAACTGCTTTATCTATTCGGATCCGATCCCCGTGGTCGCCGGGTCGAAGTACGAGTTCTCCGCATACGTTGGGGCGCACCGGGCTCCCGCCGACATCGGAGTCTTCTGGTACGACACCAACCAAGCGGGGATAGGGGCATCGGGCTTCACCGGCACCGCCGGCTGCTCCCTCGCTAAGGACTCGTGGTTTGGCGGCCCCTCGCTGCCCGGGTACTTCCGCATGGGCGCTATCGGTAAGGCCCCGGCCAATGCCGCCATGGCCCGTCTCGTGATTCGCAAGGGCGCACACGTCGCCCCCGCGACGGACTCGTACCTGTTCATCACGCAGCCGATGTTCGCGCAGACGACGGACAACGCGACCCAACTGTCGCCATACACCCGTGGTGGCCTGTCGACCCTCATCACCCCTGGGGGTATCACGACGCCGTCGCTGTCCGCCTTGTCAGCCACCATCGGCCTCCTGCGCACGGCGGGGTCCGGGGCTCGCATGGAACTCGAATCGAACCAGCTGCGCGTGTATGACGCCAACAACGTCCTGCGCGTGCGTCTTGGAGTTTGGTAATGACCGCAGGTCTTCAGATATTCGACGGTGGTGGAAACATCGTATGGGACACCGATATGTTCATCTGCCGATCCCTCGGCTACGTGGACGTCGGTATGGGCTCCGGGCAGGTAGTCGACGCCCGGTTCACCAGCGGGATCCCCTGGGCGTTCCCGGTGATGTCCGCGCCCTCGGTGATGTCCCAGCCGTCCTCGATCATATTCATCAATCAGAACCTATGGATCGCTGCCCCATCAATCGCGTTCTCCGGGAACATGATGTTGTGGACGCGGACGAATCCAATACCGTCTGGGTGGGACACGCCAGCCTGCCGGATCTACTACGGAGTGCGATAAGTGCCGGCCGGTCTTCAAGTCTGGAACAACCAAAGCTACACCCAGATCGATGGGTCGACCACGCATACGATACTGCTGCGAAGCGGTAGCGTGACGACGACGGCGCTTCCGCCGGGCCTTGTTATCGACGGGAACAACTACAGCCAGTGCGCGGTGACGCTGAACCCCGGAGAGATCCTGGCGTTCGGCGGTAACGGGGCGGTGGCCCATGCCGGCTCGGCGGGCAACACGGCCTACCTGCATGTCATGGCGCCGCCGGGATCTCCGGTGCTGTACTGGGTCTTTGGCAGCTACGTCCCCTCCGGCCTGAACTACGGGCTCCAAGTCTTCAACGAGAGCGGCGCCATGATCTATGACTCCGGGCGCCTGCCCATTCGCGTAGTGGGCGAGGTCATGGGAGTCGGTACGTTCACCGGGTATCCCTCGGGCCGGCAGCTTGCCCTGGTGCCGTGGACGCAGCATGCCATCCTGACGCGCTCATCCGCCCCCGGCGGTCAGTTCGGCGTCGTGCTGTTGCAGACCACCACCACGGGATTCGCGCGGGTCGACTACACCGGCACGGTGTTCATAAGTGACGCCACATATCTGCGGCAGCAGTACCTCTACCAGATCCAGACCGGCCAAGGTGAACCCAATGGCTGGTCAGGCTCCTTCGATAACCTCCTTCAGAACAAGTACACCGTGATTGACGTCACGGGCTATTAAGGACACCATGGCTTGGTATCGAGCTGGGACCGTCACGGTGAACAACGGTGATACGTTGATCGTCGGCGCCGGGACCTCATTTCTCACAACCATCAAGGCCGGCGACATCTTCGTCGGCCCCGACAACCTGCTGTACGAGATCGACACCGTCGTCTCCACCACGCAGTTCACCATAAAGACGCCCTATGGTGGCGAGTCGGCCGTAGGCGCATCCTACGAGATCATCCCGACCACGTCGTACCTGAAGACCCTGGCGTCGCAGGTCACGGACTTGATCGCGCTGTACCAGGGCGTCCCCCAGAACACCACGGACGCCCAGGCCGCCGCTGCCGAAGCACAGGCCGCCCGCGACGCTGCCATCCAGGCCAAGCAGGATCTGGAGGACGCGCGTGACGCGGCGGAGCTGTACAAGAACCAGGCATCGGATGCCGCCACTGCGGCGAAGAATTCCGAGACCAACGCGGCGCAGTCCGAGACCAACGCCAAGCAGTCCGAGACCAACGCGGAGTCTGCGGCTGAACGTGCCGAGGCCGCCGCAGTCACCGTAGCCAACGTCAAGTCCGTCAACGGACGCGACGGCGCCATTGTGCTGACCGGTGCGGACGTCGGGATCAGCCCCATGTTCACGGGTGACATCACCCTTATGCCCGAGACGCTGGAAGAGGATGACGACGTCAAGATAACCCTGGCCCGTCAACTCGATACCAACCCAGCATCGTTGCGCTCCACGGTGCCCGTCACGGGCACAGCATGGCAGCTGGACCTCGGAGATGGAACTACTCAGGACCGCGCTCGCTTGATGCGTAAGGACCCGGGGAACCAGTACACGCTGTACCCGGTGTGGTCTGTCGACCGCAACACGGGCTCCACGCGGTTCATAAACCCGCTGGCCGGCTCCGCGCCGCTCATGACGTTCTCCCGAAACGACACCTCCGAGGCCGTGTCCCTGTGCTTCAACACCACCGTGGGAGCACTCGACAACTGCAAGTACGACTTGCACTGGGAGCCCGGTGACGTCTTCGGCCTTCGCCTGTTCGACTCGTCGTTCTCCAACCCCGCGTATGTGTGGTCGGTGGACCCCGCGTCTGGCAGCGTGACGTTCCAGAACAGTCCGATGGTGAAGCCGACTGCCGCCCATGCGCAGATCGTCCTGGCGAACGCGGGCGCCGGCTTCTACAACCGGATCCTCGGGACAACCGGCGACGGCGTTACGAAGCGCTGGGCGCTCGACGTCGGATACGGCGCGAACCTGGACTTCTCCCTGACTCGCTACGACGACACCGGCGCCAAGCTGGACCAGCCGCTGTACGTCGAGCGCGGCACCGGGAACATCACGATGGGCGGCGGGAATCCCTCGACCACCCAGGTGTGGCTGAGTGGCAAGGGCAACCAGCTCGTCTTCAACAAGCCCGCCACCACGGACCCGGCGCAGATCGTAGCCAAGGCGAACAACGTCACCCAGTGGTCCGTAGAGCTGGGAGACACGACGGCTGGCAACTTGTCCGTGACGCGCTACGACGGCGCTGGCGCCAAGATCGACCAGCCTCTGGTCGTCGATCCGAGCAACGGGAGGGTATCGGTCGGCAAGGGGAACACGGGGACCGCCCTGTTCTGGATGTCCGGCAAGTCGAACACCCTCGTCATGGACCGGACCACCAACGCCGACACCCACGCCATCGTCTCCGCGACGGGTGGCATCGCTCAGTGGGGCATCGACATGGGATGCAGCACAAACGCTGGCGCTCGGCCGGGACACTTCGCAATCGACCGATACAACCCAGCTACGGGCGCCTACGTCGATACCCCGATGAATATCAACCCGACCACGGGCGTCGCAAACTTTAAGACGGGCTTCGCTGTTGGACCGAACGGGACGGATATGTGCGCCGACGCCACGGTCTACACCTCGCCGGTCTATGTGCAAGGGACGAGCACCGCCTTCCCCGGCGCGTCCGCAACCTGCCGGTACGCGAAGCTGGGCCGCTGGGTGTTCTTTGTCTGCGGCATAAACATCCCCGACGCGAGCATCGCCCCGAACTCGGTCATCTCGATCAACATGCCCTATGCGGCTGTGTACACCATGGTTTACGCCGGCCGGAACAACTCTGTGGGCGGCAGCATGATGCAAGTCGTTCATTCCAGCGGGCAGTATCAGGCCGTGGTATTCAAATACGACAACACCGGTGCCGGTGTCGGCGTCACCAACGCTGGCATCATCTTCTCTGGATGCTTCCTCGCAACAGCATGACCCCCTCAGTGACCCTTGACCCCGACCAGAAGTACCTCGTGCTGGCCGGGGGCGTACTCCGCCTCTCGGACTACGCAATTATCCCCAACGACCCCGACAACGCTGAGTACATCGCGTACCTAGACGAGGTCTTCCCGCAACCGGACGTCGGCTTGGTGACCATCATCCTCCAACAGATCATGGACGCCAAGGCGCACTCCCTGAACTACGACGACATCAAGACGGCGATCACCTACGCGGACGAGCCGGCTGTCCCGAAGTTCCAGGCCGAGGGCAAGGCGTTCCGCGCGTGGCGGTCCCTCGTGTGGGATGCCGCCTACAAGAAGCTCGCGGAACTCCAGGCGACCAACTCCCCGATCCCGAAGTTCTCCGAGCTTCTCCCGCTCATCCCGAAACTCCAACTCCCAACTGAATAATGGCAACAGCAATCATCGCCGCCGGCACGTCCGCTCTGGCGTCCGACGACTTCACGCTGACCGCCGGGCAGACGTCCAACGTCGTCCTGGTCGGCGCTGCCGGCGCGGAGCCTGACCCGGGCGCCTTCGCTGACGTGCAGTACAAGACGTCGGCCAACACCTACATCAAGATCGGGTCGCTCAAGGCCAACTACGTGGACCGCATAGTGACCCTCGTGGGTCCCGGGACCTTCCGCGTCAACCGGCCTGCCTCGGCCGTCTCCTGCGGCGTGGACCGGGACTGATGCTCCGGCCCATCATCCAGGGCCTGCGGCGCGGTCAGTGCCGTCCTACGTGCATCGACGCCCCCATGGTCGCAATGGCCGCCGGGGGCGCCACGCCGATGCAGGAGACGTTCTGGAATCCCAATGACGCAGGCGTCGGCCTGACGGTCTCTGGCGACGGCATGACCGTCCTGGACACCGACACGACCGGCTCCGCTGTCCGCTCGACCCGGGCGCAGTCCTCGGGCGTCCGCCAGTTCGAATGCGCGATCATCGCGCTCGGCGGCGGCGGTGTAGGCGTGGGCGTGGCATCGGCCAGCTCCCCGCTCACCAGTGCCCCCGGCGGCCAATCGGGGTCCTGGGGCTACCGCTCGCCCGGCACCTCGTGGGCTCAAGGAACCCAGGTCGGCACGTGGGCCGCATACGGCCCCGGCGACATCATCGGCATCGTGTGCGACTTCAATGCCCACACGATCAAGGCATACAAGAACGGCGTGCTCCAGGGCACCCTGACCGGCTCCGCGCTTCCCGCGACCGCCTACTGTCAAGGCGGCGCCATGGCTGGCACGGCCGGCGCATCCCTCACCCTCATTACCACCAACCTCAACTTCCCCATTGCAGGCGCTACCGCCTGGGACGATTAAACATGGCAATCAAAGAAGCTCCGAAGTCCGCATTCGTATGGGTCCTGAACGGTCAGGTCTCCGCTATCACCTTCCCCGGCGAGCCGGTATCCCACAACCTGGGCGTGTGCGCTGGCGAGGTCCCCATCGACCAGTGCCCCGGCGTGGGCGACTTCTACCCGCCCAAGGACGCCCCGAAGACCAAGGCGAAGGCCAAGTCCGCTGATGCTGCGTAATGGACAACCAGTTCTCCTTCCGCCAGTTGCTGGCCGTCCTGGTCGGCATGGGCGTCGTCATCGGCCTGGGCAAGCTCCTGGCCTCTGACGAGAAGTTCACGTGGCGGCTGGCAATCGGCCGCTCCATCGTGAGCGCGGGGCTGGCCGTGGCCGCCGGCTCCATCATCGCGTTTGTCCCTGGCCTCAACCAGCTGGCGATCCTCGGCTTGGCCGCTGCGTCCGCAGTGCTGGGCGAGCAGTTCATCGAGCGCCTGATCCACCTCAAGGCGGGCGGATCGAATTGAGCAAACGCCCCAAAGACCTCCGGGTCCTGGGGCGAGAGTTCACCGTGGTCACGGGCACCGAAGAGGCAATGCCCGACTGCTACGGCGACCTACACCCCCACACGCGGGTCATTCGGATCCGCGATGACGTCAAAGGCTTCGACGAGGTCGACACGGTCCTCCATGAACTCATGCACGGGGTTCGATGGTGCCAGGGCCGGCAGTACCAAGGCGAGGTCGAGGAGGACTGGGTGACAACCCTTGCCACCGGCCTCACCCACGTTCTACGAGACAACCCTGCGCTGCTGCGATGGATCGCGGCGACGCTACGCAAAGACACGACGTGAGCGACAACAAACAAGCCATCGAGCAGCGCTTCGAACAGTGCCTGCTCGACGGTCTCCAGGGACAACCCCTGGTGACCAAGGACGGCCCGGTGACGGACCCGGAGACCGGAGAGATCCTGAAGGGTCCCCCGGAATCCTCGTTCCTCTCCGTGGTCCTGAACTACATCAAGCTGCTGCGCGGCGAGCAGCCCCCGAAGACACCGACCACCGGCAAGGCCAAGGGCATGCTGGCCGAATTCGAGAACCGCATGCCGTTCGGAGCCCGGCCTAATTGAGCCTACGCCCCTGGTGGTGGCAGTCGGATGATCCTCTCCGCGAGGACTTCCGAAACATGGCCTACCTGATCTGGGAGCATATGTCGCTCCCAGCTCCGACGCCGGCTCAATACGACATCGCGTACTTCCTCCAGTTCGGCTGGGCCGGCTACGGCATCACGCCGCAGGGCGAGATCGTGGAATGGTTCGGCCACGAAGCGGTCGAGCCTGACCGCACCGGCTGGACCCGGATGGGCGACGCTGACGCCGCGTTCCGCGAGGACGTCCTGGAGGCGTTCCGGGGGATCGGCAAGTCCTACCTGACCGCAGGGTTCGCCCTGTGGCGCCTGTACCGTAACCCCTTCAGCGAGAAGATCCTGGTGGTCTCTGCCTCCGGCAGCAAGGCCAAGGAATTCGTCTCGATGGCGAAGACGCTCCTGACGTCCATGGACATCTTCGCGCACCTCGTGCCGCGCGAGGATCAACGCGACACCGCGTGGGCCTTCGACGTCAATGGCGCCTCCATCTCCCAATCCCCCTCGGTCAAGGCCGTGGGCATCACCGGGCAGATCACGGGCTCCCGCGCCACGCTCATCATCGCGGACGACATCGAGGTCACGGACAACTCCAGGACCGAAGAGGCCCGCGAGCGCCTGCTCCACAAGACCAACGAGTTCGCCGCGATCAAGGTGACCGGTGGCGCCGATGTAATCTTCCTGGGCACGCCTCAGACCGAAGAGTCCATCTACACCAAGCTGATCCGCGAGATGGGTGCCCGGGGCTGGATACTGCCGGCTCGCTACCCCATGGCGGACAAGCGGGCCTCCTACGTCTTCAAGCGCGAAGGCGGCGCCGAGATCGATTGCCTATGCCCCCGGGCTCGGGCGGTCGACGCGGACCCCACGCTGGCCTGGAAGCCCACGGACCCCGAGCGGTTCAACGAGTCCGAGTTGCAGGCACGGGAGTCCAAGGGACGCTCGTACTTCGCATTGCAGTTCCAGCTGGACACCTCCCTATCGGATGCCGAGCGGTATCCCTTGAAGCAGCACGACCTCATCGTGATGGCGTGCAACCCCTTCAAGGCGCCGATGATCGTCCAGTGGGGCAAGGACTCCAACCGGCGGAACCTCCGCGTGGACCTGATGAACTACGGGTTCTCTGGGGACCACTGGCTCGCTCCGCTCTTCGTCGATACCGAATGGCGGGAGTATGAGCAGTCCCTGCTCTTCGTCGACCCGAGCGGCCGAGGCAAGGACGAGACGGCCTGGGCTGTCGTGAAGACCCTCCACGGCATGATCTACGCAGTGGAGACCGGCGGTATCTCCGGCGACCCCGGCGCGGCCATGGCGGCTGTCGCTGCGGCGGCGAAGAACCACAAGGTCCACGAGGTCGTCGTCGAGCCCAACTACGCCGGCGCCATCTGGATCAACGCCTTCGAGCCGATCCTGGCCAAGATATGGCCCGCTGAGAAGCCCGGGGACACCGCCGGCTGTTCCATCCGCGAGGCGGAGTGGAGCCGCACCCAGAAGGAACTCCGCATCATCGAGACGCTGGAGCCCGTCATGACCACCCACCGGCTGGTCGTGGACGAGTCCGTGGCGTCCGATGGCGTCCTGATGTACCAGCTCACCCACATCACCCGAGAGCGCAACTGCCTGACGCACGATGACCGCATTGACGCCCTTGCCGGCGCCGTGGCGGAACTCGTGAACACCCTTCGGGTGGACGTCGATCAAGCTGCGCGGGAGATGAAGGAGGCGGAAGAGGACGAGATGCTGGAGGCATTCGTCGAGAGCTGCGAGCGGTCTGAGCGCGGCGAGTGGCGCAAGCTGTCCTGGGAAGGCGAAGAGGTCTTCAGCTACGAGTCCGATTCACACCTGTAGAAGGAAAGCACATGACAGCGGTTGTAATCGGCAGCATCCTCGGCATCGTCCTGGGATTCACGGTGACCCTCGGGCTCACCCTGTGGGTCCTGGACCAGCTGGTGGACAGCTGCTGCCCTGGATGGTGAGGTCGTAGAACGGCCTACAAGGCGCTGGGATCACGGTGTGGGGGTAGGCTTAGGCCGCGCCTCATTCGCGCCCCCAGCGCCCGCCTATGCGGTCCTGTGCCCCTGCTGCTGAAGGTAGCCATGGAACCGCTGGACCACGAAGGCGTAGTTGACGGCCTTGTTGCCCACGATGTATTCCTTGGGATCCATGGTGTCACGGAAGGCCGCATAGGCGTCCGGGTACATCGCTATCATCCTGGCGAGTTCACGGCGGGCTCGCTCATTGGCGGCCAGCAGGACGGCACGTAGAGCGATGACGGCCACGAGAAGGCACAAGGCCACCGCCGCGATGGTTCCGAGGGTCATGATGGGGCACGGGGAGTCACTGGGACGCATATGCTACCCCAGGCACCCTCGGCCTCAAAAATACCCAGAAAATGCGTGATGAGGTGTTCGGCCCCGCGCGAGCCAAGTTCCCCCCATGGCCCGGCCGGCGCCCCTCTGGCGGAATTCAAGGCTCGGCCAGGGCCGGCGGCAGGCGCATACCCCACGTCAGGCCCCACGTCCCACGGGACGGCACGGGCTAACTCGTTGATCCATAAGGGCTATTGGCCCTGGCGCTATCGGATTAGGACAACGCAGGTGCCAGCACGGGCATGCAATAGGCGTCCTGGGCGGCCTGGGACGGCACGGGATCGCATCGGGGCATGGGCGAGTGCGCACACTTGCACGCCTCTGTTTTTTTGCTTCCATGGGCAGGCAAGGCCATAGACGGCCCAGGGACACCTCATGCCTCACGGGACAACCCAGCGCCTCACCTGCCGCCACGGCACGCCTATACGGGCTGTACGGGCCGGCAATCGCCATCTATATGACGCACGGGACGGCACGGGCCGCCATCGACCTGGGATTGCGACGATCACGGGATAGCGCATGCCTGCCGATGCCGACTAAGGGACGGCACGGGCTGGCCTGGGACCGCATGGGCTATGCCCGCTTTCGTTGCTTGTGTGCAACATCGTTGTAGATTGACACGCTTCTAAAGCGAGTCACTTGCAAGCTCGAAAAAACGTCTGTAGTATTCGGGTTTCAGCAGTACCGCACTACGCAACTAAAGCGTTTCACTTACAAGGAACTCCGCACATGAAACTAATTCAGACGCTCATATCAGCGGACGGCACGCGCCGGGCTCGGGTCTTTTGGGATAAGGAATGGCAAGAGTACCGAGTGTGTTTCGCCATGCGCCCGGACGGCAAGGGAACGTGGCTTGTCCAGCAAGAAGCGGATTACTTCACAAGCGAACGCGAAGATGCGCTGCGTACCGCTGAACAGTACACGCCCGGCCACGAATACTAAGGGGACAACCATGCAAATCATCATGACCATACTTACCGTGCTTACCCTGGTTTCCGTTATCGGCATGGTTGCCGCTGACGCATACGCGGACCCGTCCGCAAGCAACCGCGTCCAACTGGCCGCCGTGGTGCTGTCCCTGGGCGTAACCCTGGGCATTGTTGCGGCATTTCACTAAAGCGTTTCGCTTACAAGTGATAGGTCGAAACGGGCGTAAGCCCGTCCACGTGTAAGGCACGTGCTGATGAGACCGACGCAAGCCCGCGTCATAAACAATGGAGCAATCAAAATGCAAGCAACGATCAATGACTACCTGCTGGACAAGGCACGCTCTTCGCTGACCATCTACATGATTCACGAGGCCGAAAAGCTGCGCCGTTCCCTGGGATTCGGGTATGTCGAAAGCGCAGAGGCACCAGACACCTATGACAAACTCCGCGCCGCCTGGGACGTCAGCATGCGCACAAAGGCCGCCTTGCCCGTCTACAACGGGGGAAGCGACAAGACCATATACACGATGAACGAAGGCAACTATGCCTTCCGTTTCGTCCACGATGCCGCGCATGTCATGCTCCAGGCCAATTTCAGCCCGGCAGGCGAAGCCCGCGTATTTCAGTACCTGGGCAACAAGGTAAAGCGGGCATTCGGCGCGTACAGCATGGAATACAAGCTGTACGCGGCGGACACCATCGGGCAGGTTGCGTACTACGCGGTACATCGGGACTACGTGGTGGATCAACTGGCCTTCGCCCGCGCCATGCTCCAGGTCCATTGATAAAGTGTTTCGCCTACAAGGAATCGACCATGCTTCAGTCCCGAATCCATCCGCTCAAGCCTGAATTCACCTTTGCCGGTTTCACGTTCCCGCGCTACGTCGCCACGCTTCCAACCGGGACCATGAAAGCCCGGGTAAGCCAGCGCAAGCCGCCCATGACTGGCGATTATTACCACGCGCCTACGCCGAACAACCGCGCCGGCATCGGCTTCTATCTGTCGGATAGCGACGGTTGCCCGTTCTCCCTGCGGCATCAATGGTGCGATGAGGTACACGGCGCGTACATAGATCATCGGGGATGGTTCGCGGACGATTACCAAGACACGAAGTATCGCGGCATTGTTTTCCGCCTGCCGCATGGGCGCGGTTTCCTGGCCGGCTATTCCATGGGCGAAAACATGCTTTCGTCAGTTGACTTCTATGTGTACCGCGATGCGGTGGACGCGGCATATGCGGCCGATGCGCTGGCCGAGCAAGCGGCAGACCGTGAACGGGAATACGTAGACCAGACCGAAGGCGCGTAGCAGGTCGAAACGGGCCATGTGCCCGTCCACGTGTAAGGCACGTGCTGATGAGACCAAACCGGAGATAACGCAATGAACCGCGCAGACCGTCCATTGACCCCTGAAGAGCTCGACGACGAATACAACCAGGATGGCGATGGGGAACATCCCGAAATGACACGCGCCTTATGGCGTCAGCAGGTAGCGGAGCAGCGGACCATCGCGGGCTACTGGGAATGGGTTGCCTACATGCTTAGGTAGCAGGTCGAAACGGGCGTAAGCCCGTCCACGTGTAAGGCACGTGCTGATGAGACCAAACGGGAGATAGCCCTATGACTGTACGTATTGACTTCGCCTTGTCGCTGACCATCGACGACGCCGTGGCATTCCGCAAGGCCGCGTATGAGCGTGCCCGCGAATCCATGACGGACGAAGAGGGAGCAAGCGACTACCTGGACATTACCGCGACAAGCCTGGGGGACTGCGCCGTCATGCTGCTTGATCCGGGCTCTCTTCCCGGCGCAGAGATTCAGGACAGCACAAGCGAAGAGTTCTAACCATGGAATACACGGAACGGACCATTACCGCCATGCGGGCATGCGTGCTGGCGCTTGCGGACCTGGGTAACGCCAAGGCCATAGACGCGGACCCGGCGGATTCGGAATACATCGCGCGATGCAAGGCGAATGCACGCGCGGCCCTGCGCCAGCTCGAATACGCGGACGGCGCACATTTTCAGCAGTAACGGAGATTCAAACATGACCATCAAAGAATACGCATTCGACGTAACCCTATTCGCGGTAATCCGCGTAAAAGCGACAAGCGAAAAGGCGGCCCGCGCAATGATCCGCGACGCTCTGAACGGTTCCGGCGCAAACCTGGGCGCGTGGCCCGATGGTGCGCCGATCATGGCCGAAGTGAGTGCGGACGGCATATGCGGGCCATGTGAGATCGACGGGGAACCGGCAGAGTGACAGGACGAAACACGGCATCGCGCCGTGTCTGCGCGTGATTCGCGTACTGATGAGTCCATAACCCAATGTAGAGATAGACATGCAATTCCAGAAACCCGCAACCGCCGCCGCCGGCTGGCTTGGTGAGCGCGTCAAAACCGGCTTTCAATTCGAGATTGAAGGGACGCTGTATCACTTTCTGGCTGAAGCGGTTCCGCATACGTGCGCGACGCTGGCCGGTTGCTCCCTGGTGTCCGCCCGGGTCTATGAAACCATGGGCTTCGTTACCGTGGGCATCGTGGTTTACGTGCTGCGTAAGCGCGTAAAGCGCGATGCCGTGGCGATAGAAGCCGACGCCATCAAAGCCGCCGAGACCGTCGACGCGGCCCTATCCAAAATCCGCAACCCGTACCGCTAACCATGAATACCCTACTGCCCTACGTGCCCATTGAATACCCAACGCTGGACGAGGTAATCGAGTCGATACCCGCCCTGGTCGAATACCTCAATGATTCGGCCGGCAACTAAAGCGAGTCACCTAGTAGAGCTGGGACCGTCCAGGACGGCCCTAGGCGCGATTTCCGGCCCGGGATGGTATGTTGATGTACCCCCGGGCTTTCGTGCGCCCCTGGGCCGTTTAAATGCGTCCCGCGCCCCGCAAGCAACCGGACATAGGGTGAGACCCATTCCGACGCCCCGAATTCCAGCAGCACGCCTCAGCCGGCCGGTGACCTCTCCGCGCAGCCTGGGGCATCGTTGCCTCTATCTAGCCTTAGCGCGGCCGGTTTCGAGTAACTCGACACAAGGTAGAGTCGCTGGGATAGTCTATAAGATGTCTATATGACATCTAGGGATAGCACTGGTTAACACGGGAGTGTCGCTGATTGCCACTCCCCCACTGACAATGTCCTGACTTACAGTGCCTGTCAGCCATCTGTAGCACCACACCAACAACTTGTAATACATCGTGATGCGATATGAAAACCCTTGCATAATTTAAAGGGATTTGCTGAGGGACCATCTATCTAGTTGCAGTACCCTTTGAAGTTAGACGGTATCATTAACCCGCCTTAACCCGGAGAGTAGTCCATGACTGTGAAAGTTGATCCATCCGCACTCGTCCTGCGTAAGCGATTCGGCACGTGGCTCAAGACCATGCGCGAAGACGCCGGGAAGACCCAGCTCGACATAGCGACGTACCTGAACTACGGGTACACCGTCATGGTGTCCCAGATAGAACGGGGCGTGTCCGCCTTACCTGAGCATGACCTGCTCTTGTGGGCGGAAGCGCTCAATGTGCCGGCGGCCGAATTCGCTTCACGCTATCTGTATTACTACCGTCCCTACATCTTCGAAGCCTTGTATGGCAAGGACCCCTATGTCATCGAAAAGCTCTCCCGTGCTCCAAAGACAATCGGACCAGCTCCCGGGAACCCTCATCCAAGCCGCGCACACCGCCGCGCGTGACGAGTGGGGCAATCGAGTCAGCGACCTGTTTACAGAATGCCCCGAGACGCCCTACTTCGCCATCGACCTGGGCGAGCTGGAATTGGTGGTGGAAGTGGTCGGCGGCTGGGTACGGATCCACACACCGAATTGGGTGATGCTCTGGCAAGAGCCTGAGACAACCTGTACTTTCAATGCGCTCTGGTCGCGGCTCACGCAGATCGGAGACGGCCTGGGAATCGAGAGGAATCATGACACTCTACAAGCGGCCTGATAGCGACGTCTGGTGGTACGAGTTCCAGGTGGCGGGCAACCGCTACCGTGGCAGCACCAAGACGGCCAATAAGCGCGAAGCGACGGCCATTGAGGTCGAGCGGAGGCGGGAAGCCGTCGAGGACCTGTCGCGTGCCCGTCTGGGCATAAAGCGATTCACTTTGTGGGAAGTCGCTCAGAAGTGGCTGGCCTCGTCCGAGCATGCACTGAAGGACCACAAGAACAACGTGAGCCGCGTGCGCAAGCTCTTCGGGATCGAGATGGTCCAGGAGGGCAAGGGCAACTGGGTGGAGGTCGAGGGCAAGCGCTACGGCCTGTCCAAGACCCTCTATGTCCACGAGGTGACCCAGGACACCCTGATGACCCTCCGGGACACCCGTGTCCGCGAAGGGAACTCCCCGGCCACCATCAACCGCGAGATGTCGCTGATGCAGTCCCTGATGGGCTACGCGGCGGACATGCGCTGCGTGATGCCGGCCGTGCCTATCGTGTGGAGCCAGAAGCGCAACCGCGCGGCGTCGCTGAAGATGCGGGAGCCGGGCGGCAAGCTGCGCTGGCTCACCGTACCCGAAGAGAAGGCCGTGCTCGCCAAGCTGGCCGAGGCGATCCATGAGGGCGACTGCGCCGGCCAGGACAACTACGACCTGTCCGTGCTGCTCCTGGACACCGGGGCGCGGTACAGCGAGATCGCGGAGCTGAAGTGGTCCCAGGTGGACCTGGACGCGGGCCGGATCTACCTGTACCGCCCCAAGGTGGACAACGAGGGCGGCCTGGACCTCACGGCGCGGTCCCTGGAGATCCTTAAGCGGCGCCGGGAAGCCACGCGGCCCCGTAGCTTCGTCTTCCCGGGCATGCGCCCGGCGGGCCGAGGCCGGCAGGTGTGGGTGGATGTGGATGTGTGCCGTGGGCATGCGACGGACGGCATACAGCAGGCGATAGACGCCGCCGGCCTGAACGCGGACCTCTCGCGCGGCAAGGCGACGCCGCACACCTTCCGGGACACCTTCGCGTCACGGCTGGTCCAGGCGGGCCTGTCGCTTCTCAAGGTGAGCCATCTGCTCGGCCACGCGGACGAGTCGATGACCCGTAAGTACGCGCACCTGTGCCCGGAGAACACCGGACGCGAGGCGCGGGACCTCCTGAACCGGCTGCATGCGAGTAACTCGACACAGGGTGACGACCCTATCGCCGTCGCCCTGGGTTGAGAAACTGGACACAGGGTGACGACCCTATGGCCGTAGCCCAACAAGTCAGGAGACGGTCATGCGCGAGTAACTGGACACAGGGTGACGACCCTATCGGGACGTTGCGTGGGAGCCACGATGCAAGTGGTCCCCACGTTCCGCCCCACGGTGAAGCTCCCCACGGTAAAGCCGGTTGCTTTATACTTCCGGCTTAACTTCCTGAGTTTGCTCAGGTTTTATTGGTAGGCCCCCGGGGAGTCGAACCCCGCACCAACGGATTATGAGTCCGCTGCTCTAACCAGGCATGAGCTAGAGGCCCTTGGTTTTTCAACCGACTCCGGCCGCATTCACGGCCGGATTTTTCACCTTTGCAGCGCGCCTTACTGGCCTTCGAGGAAACTCTTCAGCTTGTCGGCACGGCTCGGATGGCGCAGCTTGCGCAACGCCTTGGCTTCGATCTGGCGAATCCGTTCGCGGGTGACGTCGAACTGCTTGCCGACTTCTTCCAGCGTCTGGTCGGTGCTCATTTCGATACCGAAGCGCATGCGCA